AATGCTTTGTTGAGTTCTAATTCCAATTTTTGTTGTAGCAATTGTGATAATTCGCTTTGCAAATCTTGTATAGCAACCTGAGTTAATTTTTTTCTTTCTTCTAATAATTTATTTATTTCGTCATTAGTTTTTTGAATTTCTGAACATTTAGTATTCATCAATTCTGATAAATTGTTTAATTGAATTGCATCAAGATTTGTTATACTTATCTTTTTCAATGCTTCTAATTCAATTATTAAAGCATTAAATTTTAATCTTAATTTCTTTATCTGTATATCAATATCTACAATGGCTTGACCAGTAACAATATTTTGTAAATAATTTATTCTTGGCATTATCTTTGACAATTTTTCAGCCTTATCTTTCAAGTATTGTAATTTTTGTTCAACAATATTTTCTGGTATAGAAACTAATTTTAATTGAACCAAACCTTCCATTTTTTCCATAAAATCTGGTGCATTAAAATTTAAACCTATCTTAGTTAAAACAGCAAGTTTCTTTTTATTCAACACATCCAAGAAATCTATACCCAACTTTTTAAAATTTACAGCCTTATTATATAATTCCAACCAATTATCATCTATGAAATCTATACCCATTGTACTTAAATTGGATAATTGTGCAATCCAATTTTTTACACCATTTGTACCAACAGATGCAAAATTGATTCCCATATCTTTCAATTTTGATAATTTAGTAGTACAATCAATATCATTTAAATTAATACCAAAACCAATTAATTGATTTATAGCATTTTCAAAATCATTATCAGCTATATTTAAACCTATTGACATCAAATCTGTTAGCATAGATTGCCAATTTTCTTTGTTGAAATTGAACCCCATACAGATTAATGTTATCAATTTTTTATCCATATCTACATCATAATTCAAATCATCATTTTGAGTATTTGTCGGTGGTATCTTAAAACTAAATCCAAATTGAATAAGGTAATCTAATTTTTGTACAGCATTTTTACAGTTGTAATGCCAACCTAATGCACATAAACTATCAACTATATCAACTGTTTCAAATGCACTTATATTAAATTCTAAACCAGATAGTTTATTTAATAATGTAAAGTAATTAGGATTTTGAAAATTAAATCCCATCTTATTAATTGAATCAAATTGAATAATAGTTTTTGTTGGTTGCTTTTGAACATTAGGATCTATTATATTTGTTATTTCTATTCTTGCATTATATCTATCATCATCAAAAACTTTTGGATCTGGTTTACTAACAGCTAAATCAATTTGATTTAAAACATCATATGCTCCTGAATCGCCTCTTTCATACCAAGTTAATGTTACTTTTCTTTTTGTATCAAAAATATTAATTTCATCAACCTTAATTTTTAATATATCTAACATTTGTCTGAATTTGGTATTATAATTTGGATCTCTTACATTTAATCCTAATTTATCAAAATTACCGTAAATTCCTGATAATTGGTCATAAGTTATTTGTTGATTGGCAGGCGTAGCACCTGTTACTAATTGCAATCCAGAACCAGCAACCATATTCTCATAATCTTGTTGTAATGTTGAAAAATTGTCAGCAACTCGTATTCCATCAATCACCCAACCTTGATTTAAAACAAAATCACGCATTAAGTCTAGCATAAAATAAATCTCTTTGGTTCCCTGCATCATGGTCACTCTTTCGACATTTTTATTGATGCCTATAAATTTAGATGCTCCAACATATGGTAATGTTGGAGAGTTCAAATCCAATTTAATATTATATTTATTCCATTGATTTATTATACTCATTATAGGTGTTGAAGATAAAGGTACACAATATAATTTATCACAATATGTTATAGCTGTAAAAATAACAGAATCATATGTACCACCACTACCATCATCATTAATAATATTTGTATATCCTGTAAATAATGTTTCCTTATAAACTAAACCATTATCATGTAAAACTCTTATTTGTGAAGAATCTTTTAATGTAATATTTTCATACCATCTTGGATTTGTAGTGTCATATTCTTCTCTATATTCGTATAATTGTGGGGAATCATCAATTTTAAAAATGGATGTACCACCATCATTTAAAATATTCATTATACTTACTATACCATTATCACGAACACCATCTATACCAAATGTATAAATATATTTTACAAATTCGTCAATGTTTACAGAAGTTTTGTTGAAGTATAAATTTAAAGTATTATTGATTGGATTATCAAAATATTGTAATATTCCTTTCATTCTATCAACTTGTTCTACTGTTATGGTTGATAAAATTTCTGCTTCAGTTTCTAAAAAATTACCACCATTCCAATTCAAATTTAACCAAGAATATTTTTTCAAAACTTGTTCTATATAAGGATTATTCAAATTGATATTTTTAGATAAAGCATTATCATATCCAGATACAGTTTTAATATCAACATATTGACCTAAGATTCTTAGTCTTTCGACAGCATATACATTGTTGAAATTAAAACCTATAGAATTCAACCTCTTTAATATATCAATATCATTAGGATTTATCCCCAAATCATTGTGTATTGCAATTATTATATCATAAAAATTTGAATTATTAAAATTAAACCCCAACTCCTGTAATATTAATAACAAATCTGTATTTCTTATATCAATTCCATGTTGTTGTAGAAAGCCCAACTTTGTCAAATAATCAGGATCATTTAAACTAAACCCAAGTTGATATAACTTAAATAATAAAGTAGCATCATTGAAAGTAAATCCATATTTATCCCTTAATTCTCTTATTCTATCAATGTATTTTTCATTTGAAAAATCATATCCTATTTTTTGTAAAAATTCTGTAACTTGATTATCAAAAACATTAACTCCAATATCCCACAAATTTGATATAGTATCTGTTAAACCATCTTGTGGAACATTAGCATCAAAAGCAATCAACAATGATCTTTTAGCAAAGTTTTTAAATGAAACATTTGGTTTATTATCATCTACTAAATTTGTCAAATCGCTTTGTAAACCAGACAATTCATTTTTCAAATCATCTACATTTAAAGAATCTAATCTAAGTTGTTCATTTAATTTAAATTGAATTGTTTCTTCTAATTGTTTCTTTTTTTCTGTTAATTTTTCACAATTTTGTTTTAATTGATTTTCTAAATCAAGCAGATAATCGGCTCCAAGATTTATATTTTGTTCTATTTTGTTTTTTAATTCTTCGCCTTTATTAATTAATTGATCAACCGAATTTGATAGTTTTTCTTCTAATGCAACAAACTTATTAACCAAATTAATATCATCTGTCAATTTTTGTATTTTATCTCTTAGATTTGATAATTTTTTTAATTTAATATTCTTAAATTTTTCTTCAAATTCCTTTTCTTGTGATTTTACAAAGTTAGTTATTTGAGCCTGCCAATCAGAAGCTACAAGACTTGGATCTATATTAATATTAAATGGTGTTAATTTATTAAAATAACCATAAGGGTCAATCTTTGGTATTTTTAATGTAAATGGTAACAATGGTATCATTGAACCAATATCTAATTCAAAAGATGGTATAGGTATATTAATATCAAATAAAGGACTTAACATTTTACTATACATCCATTTACTAGCATCTGTAAATAATAATTTTAAATCTTTTAATATTTTAGGCAAACCAGGAACCATATTTCCTAACAATTCACCAAGTTCTAAACCAGCAATTAAATCAATGGTATTTTTAAAAAAGAAAAATTGTTTTGCAAACCCCTGACCAACGGCTTTTAATATTGTTTCTATGAAAGTCTTTAATAATGAAGGCAATCCTGGTGTGTCAAGATTAAATAAATTATTCAATCTCTCTGATTTTAAATCAGATGGGAAATCTGATGGTATAGTTTGGAGTCCAGAACTAAAAATACAATTCATAGTCTGTGCTATAACAGCATTCATTGGGTAATTTATATAAACGCCTAAATTTTCATCTATCCAAACTTTCTGCGTATCAAATAAATTACCACTATTATTACCAAAGTCTAACCCTTTGAATTTTATATTTTTTAAATTTTCTAATTCATCTAATCTGAGTTTTTCTCTTATTCCAGAAATTTTTTCATCAATTTCACTAACTTTTCTTAAAAGTTCATCAATTTCTAATTGGTATTCGGCTGGTAATTTTGATAGTGCGATTCTATTTTTTAAATTTAATTCAGAATTCAATTCTCTTAATAAATTTTCATTCACTGTTAGTTTATTACAAAAACTGGTTAATTCATCATACTCTTTCTGTAATTTTTTAGGATCAGTATCATATACAGAAATACTATATTGCTTTTCTTTTAATTGAGATATTAGTGTTTCTCTTTCTTTTCTTGCAATATCAATCTTACCAGTAAGAATCCTATCAGGTATACCAGTAAGAATATCTTGTTTTTCTTTTATTTGTTCAAGTAATTTATTCTTCTTACTTATCTGTGATTGAAGAAGTTCCTCCATTTAAAAATCCATTAAAATTTTTAACTCGTTCAGTGATTTTTATAGGATATTTTTGAGGTGATTTTAAAGTAACCTTATTAGTTTCAAAAGGATTGATTTCGTTATTTGTTACTAAATTATTAGTTAATGTTATTACATTGTTATTTAATCTATCCATTACCAATTTAAATAATTCATCATCAGTATTTTTTAACACCCTATCGAAAATTTTCTGAACATCATTTGCATAATCAATATTCATCTTTTCATCATCGTAGAAATAAACATTATTAAACCAATCTTGTTTATATGGTTTAAATTCGCCATCTTCGATTTTAAGACCTATTAAGTGTTCAATAAGTACATTTAATTTATTCAAACTAATATTTTCGTTTTGTTTGTAATAAAACTTATCAGCCACAAAATATATCTTATATATTTCTATACCTATGTCCTGCAGTTTTTTTCTTAATGTGTTTAAAATATCAGCGTGTCTATCCCTATGAGCCCTACCTGTTAATAGGCAAATATACTCATCTTTATTCCTCAAATGTCTTATATTATTAAATAAAAATGTCGCTTTTGTATTATTTATATATTTTTCGTCATTAAACTCTATCCAGGATATACCAAATCTTTCAATTGGTATTCTTTTTTTCTTATTTACTTCATTAAACAATTCATTAGAAATAAAATACGAATCACCATTATATTCCATTTTCAAATTATCTTTTATATAAACCCCGTTTATAATTTTATTAACTTCAAAACTATCTAGTCTTATAATAGGTTTATGTGGTTCTTCTTTGTCTATAATCCATACTTTACAATCTATCTTCCAAAGCGTTCCGTCTAAATCGAACATATGAAGTGATTTGCTATTTGGTTGCATATAAATCATATATATTTTTTAATATATTATCAGAATTTAAATTTCTAGTGTATTTTATTCTTAATAATTTAATATTATTGTTTTTACAAAAATTATTCTTTATGTTATCATGTTTTTTTATATATTCGTAATAATCTTCTCCGCCCCAATATTCTATGACTTCAAAATGTTGAATACCGTCATATTCTATACAGGTATTATAGTCTGGTAAATAAAAATCGAATGGAAGTTTTCTTTTATCAACGCATTTATCAAATATTTTCTGTTTAATAAAATATATATTATTATCTATTAATGTCTTTTCTATAATATTTTCACCTATGCTTTTTTTACAATGTGGACAACCTTGTTTTCTATGAATATGACATTTTGGACTTTGTAAAAATACACCATGTTCGGGGCATATTATTTTTACTTTGGTGTTATTATTTTTATAACAAACTAATGAATAATTGTATTTTTTATTATGGATATTATTTGACTCTTCTATAAATTTTTGTATACTTTTTCTATTTTTGCCATTACATTCTGGACAACCCTGACCTAAAAGGTGATTTAATGGGGTTTGTTCAAATATTCCATGAATCGGACAGATTATTCTGACTTTTGTATAATTATTTTTATATAAAACATAAGAATAATCATATTTATTATGTTTTTCTTTAAATTTAGAAATAATTTCATCAGTGGTATAATTGTAACGATTTGAACATTTTGGACAACCTTGTTTTAAACCTATATGATTATTAGGAGTTTGTAAAAATGATCCGTGAATAGAACATCTTATTTCTATTTTTTCCATGTAATTAATATAATTAGAAAAAGAATAATCATATTTATTATTATGAATTATACTTGCTTTCTCTATAAAATCTTCTTTTGTTAATCTTTTACCCATAACATTATATATTAAATTTTTAAAACAAAACAAAAAATAAATTACGGTTGGATTGACATTCCAAAATATATAATTAAAAAATAACAAAATTATATGAGTGAACATGATAAAAAACAACAAGAAGATTATTTATCAAAATTTTTAACAGAACAAAAAGAAGACATTAAGGAAATAAAATCTTCTGTAAAAACAATAAGTCAAGCTAATAGTAGTTCACTAGAATACCTTAGTGTCGATTTGGACATTTTACCATTAGGTATTTTTTACCAAGAAGGTACAAAAATAAAAATAAGAGCTGCTAAAGTACATGAAGTACAAGCATATTCTGTTGTTGATGATAAGAACTTCTTAGATGTAACAGAAAAAATGAATCAATTACTATCAAGTTGCGTTAAGTTTACTTTACCAAATGGTAATGCTGGTTCTTATAAAGATATAAAAGATGGTGACAGATTATTCATTGTTTTTATGATCAGAGAATTAACATTTCAAAAAGGAAACTCACTTGCAAAAGAAGTAACTTGTCCTCATTGTAGTTGGGAATTCTCAATACCATTTAGATCAACTGCAAATAATGAATTTCCTAGGACATTTGAAAAACATGAAATGACAGATTCTATTAAAAAATTCTTTAACAAAGAATTAAAATGTTTTGAATTCAATATTAATGGTGTTGTTTATAAATTAGGACCTCCTAATATTGGAATTCAAGAAATATTCTATTCTGATATAAAAACAAAGGTACAAGCTCAGAAAAATCCTAATGTATCATTCCTTAAAATTATTCCTTATATGTTGTGGGATAGAACTACTATCACAGATGACGGAATAAAAGCAAAAGAAGATGAATTTAAGAAAATGGATATGTACTCTTTCCAAGTTATTAACCAAGCTGTAGATAAGATGCAATTTGGTCTTAAAGGAATAAAAATGAATTGTCCTGAGTGTCAAGGGGAGGTGCACTCAGATATGACCTTTCCCAACGGAGCGTCAAGTCTTTTCGTTATTCCAGATTTCTTTGATAACTTTACTAAAGAATAAATTTGAATTTATGTGGCAAAAACATATCCAACCTTCTGAAGTTGATAGGATGGATTACTGGGAATTTGAAGAATATATTAAATTCATGAACGAAAGAAATAAGGAAGAAAATGAAAAACAGAAGAAACAGCAAGAGGAACAACAAGAGTATCAAAATAAAATGACTCCTAAAATGCCTAATTTCAACGATTTCAGACCAGGTAACAGTAATTTTAAAATGCCTAAAATGTAAAAACTAATTATGAATAAATAATTGACAAATTGATGTTTATTTTTAATTATGTCTAAGAATAAATTATTAAATGTAATGTCAGAAAGAGCCTTTGAGTGTTTACAAAGACTTTCAATAGCAACATATGTTAATATGGTAAAAAATCAACCATATGATTTTGATTCTTATTTTGAATTAACTTATAAAGATAGTCTTCGTTATATTTTAGAATTTGTAAAATATGATAACATTGACAAATATAAAGATGTATTTTACAAGTATTGTAAAGTAATAAATGATATGAGCGAACAATGTGCCATAAATTATATTCAGTATAAAGACACTAATAAAAGATTTATGTTTAACTGGTGGCACTTAAACAAGAAAAATTTCCTTGGAGAAATTATGAAATTAATTTAAACTTTTTATAAAATTATATTTATAATAGAAATTATATTTCGAAAGATATGGAGCAAATAAGAAAGATTTTAGGAATATGTTTAACCTTACATAATAACTTTTTTTTAAAAATAAACGTATAAATCAATATAACATTAAAAAACAAGATTGATAATTTAAATAATACTAATACTTATACAAGTTATAAGAATTAATAAAATCCACAAGAAATTGTGGATTTTTTAATTTATAGGATTAAATTCATATTTGTTTTTTATATAATTTTTAAATTTATATAAATTTTCTTTAATCTTTGGAATTAGTTTAACCAATTCTTCTACTGTTAAATTATTTTCACTTATTTTAAATACTTTACTAAAATAAGCATCTTCTTTATCTGGTTTGCCGTATAAAAGTTTGTCTAACTTTTTTAAAACATTATCACATTCTTCATCTGATATTTCTACACTACCATCAAATCTTTTAGTACTTTTTATTCCACCTAAATCTGCCATATTTGCGCTAATTCTCGTTGTCGTTATAGAAGGACTAAAAAACAATTTAAATTTATCTTTTTCATATTCAAGTATTTCATCATCTAACATATGAACTTTGATCGAAAATTCTATCTTAGTACTATAATCATCATCTAAACCAGGAAATACAATAATTTTATTTTTTCTAAAATTTAATACTTCATATTCATATGTGTTATATTCATTTAATACAAAAGTTTTTACTTCTGGTATTTCTTTTATTAAAATTTTATACAAATATTCTAATATTCCATGTCTATCATATCTATTGTGTTCTATATGATTGATCGCATTATTTAAATCAAAAGAATTTCCAGCATATAAACCATATTCAAATTTATTTTTATATGGTTCTAATTCAACCATCTTTTTAAAATCTGGTGGCAATCCTTTACCTTTTAATTCTTCTGTATCAAAATATTCAAATGATTTAATGTATTTCATATTAGTATATATTAAATAAAAATAAAAAAATCCACAATTTCTTGTGGATTTTATAAATTGTTTATTATTTGCTTAATAATACATGTCCTCATAGTAATCTGCAACGAATTTAGCAGTTAATGTAGCAATTTCATTTGAAGACCAATCTAAATCTTCCCAACCACTAAAATTAGTAATCTGAGCGTTATGATAGGTAACTCTTCTTATGATATGACCTTCTTTATCATGAGCGTGTACAATAATATCAGAAATAATATTTTTCTTATAATGTACAGAACCATCTTCATTATTCCATACTAAATCATACCAATCTTTCATCATTCTCCAAGTCATAACTTGATAATTTTCATTAACATTCATGTTAAAGTTAATATCAACTGATGTATCAGTTTTATCAGGAAATGTCATGAACAATCTGGTCGAATATTTAAATCTTTGAGATTGTGTAGCAATATCAGGATAAGTTGGAAATTTAACAGTCGTTGTATTTTCAAGCAATATGGTTTCATAACCAGGATGAATAGCTTGAATAGCTGGTGGTAATATAATTACTACCTCATATAAATTTTTATAAACTGGTTCCCAAATTTTATTGTGAGAACTTATGTTCGTAAAATGTGGTAAAGGCATATTCTTTCTTAATTATTTTTTGTTTGTTACTCTTATATATTAAATATTTTAATCGAAAAATTACATTTTTTGTTCAATGTTATATATTAAATTTAAATATCAAATTTTACGTTTCCATATAAAACATATATGACCAGAATTATAAATTCGAAAAATATTTCTATTTTGCATTTCTTCGTGTTCTGTTTTATCTGTGTTCAACTTATTTTTTCTAAAATTGAATCTGTGCTTTCGTATTTTATCAACAACATAATGATAACCAATTTTTGTTATATGATCTTCTATAAAATCCAATTTTTTATATACATTACCATTAGAATAGCTTCTATCAGCATATGAAACTATTAAATTTGTATTATATTTAGTTGTAAAATATTTAAACAATTTGCTTGCACCACCTATAATATTAGTGTTCAATTTATTACAAAAACGCAAAAGTTCATAGTCATATTGTTTTAATTTTCCAATACCCAATCTATTTTTACCAAGTGTCATTAAAGAAACTAATTCATTATTATAATATAAACCTAATTTTACAGAAGAACCAACAAAACCTTGAATATGATTATTATTAAGAAAATCTCTTACTAAAATATTATCTGTTATTTCTTTTATTTCACATTTTCTAGCATAAATTCTATTTTCTATTTTGTTCAATTTATTTAAAATCATCGATTTAATTATATTTTTTTTATAATTCCAATCGTCTTCATAAATGTGTATTAATTGAATATTTTTATTCAAACAATCTATTGTTTTATTATAATGATAATATTTAGGTTTATGTAATTCAGAATGCCAATATAAACCATTAAATTCAAAAGCTAATCCTAAATCAGGTAAATAAATATCTAATTCGTTTTTTATTGTATTTCTATCATTCTCTAATATTTTACCATTATAATTATTTTTTATAAAATTTAATAATTCTATTTGTAATCCTGATATAGATTTATTAATAGGATTACATTCAGTACATAAAACGGTGTTTGTTCTTCTTCTACTACTTAATAAAACATAATTTATTTTAAATTCATGACCATATTCGCATTTCATTAAATATTCTTTATTTTCTAAATCGATATTTATTACATTATATTCATCATAATAATTTAAAAATTTTGTTAATAATGTTTTGTTTTGTTTTTCTCTTGCTTTAATTTGTATATCTTTATTTTGTAAAGCATATTCAACACCATATCTTTCTTTCATAGTCTTTAATATTTTATCATTTATTTTCTTTACTTTTTTCACATTGTCAACACCATATCTTTCAAAATTTGTTTCTTTCATCTTTTCTTTTATTATATCAGATTTTAAAGGAACAACCACATTATAGTTATCAAATAAAGTTTCTTTAGACTTTTTATTTATTTCATCATTTTGCAAAGGACAATTACATCCATATTTTTCATTATTCGTTTTTATCATTTTTTCTTTAATGATACTTGATTCTGCTGGTGTCTTTGTGCCAAATTTTTCTAATGATTTATTTTGTTTTTCCTTTATTATATTTGGATCTGTTCCTAAACATTTGTTACAACAATATGAATAATAACCAATTGTCGAATTTTTAAATTTCACTACATTATTACAATTTGGATTTTTACATCTTACAATTTCTTTTATATTATTTAAATAGTGATATACTTGTTGTTTAAATGGTAGTATAACAAGATTATATTTATTTACAAATGTTTTTATTTCTTCATAAATTTCATTATAATGTTCTGTTACATATTTTTCTCTAAACATTTTACCAGATGGATCTATTAATTCCCTCAGTTTTTCTTTCATAATATAAGTATCTTTTATTCCTATATATTAAAAGAAAAAAGCCAAAAAATGATTTTTGGCTTTTTAAATTTAATTATTGTGCGAATCCACCTGATTCAATATCACCTTTTTTCAAGATTGTAATATTGTTTACAATGATACCCATACCTTTAATGATCTCTATATACGTATCAAGAACACCCATTTGTAAATCTATGATATAATTTGTATTATTTGTTTCATCGATTACATTTCTGAAATTGTATAAAGCGTCTCTATCTTGCATATCTTTACAGATTTTATCAGCTCTATATTTAATTTCGGCTCTGATTTCAGGAGTATTAAATCTCCATTGGTATCTAAGTAACATATCGTACAACGAGTTTTCAAGTTCAATCAAAACTTCTCTTGAGTGAATTATGCTCAATGAACTGTATGGAAATACTTGTGCAGTTGATTCTGAGTTAATAGCGTAACCTACATCTCTAACTTTAACGATTGGGTTAAGGTTCATAGCATATAAATTTTCTAAATCATTATCATTGAAATCCATTTCTACACCAGCGATATTAGTAACTCTACCACTTGTGATACCTGCACATATTGTCCAAGGTTCGATTGCACCAGAGATCGATACAAATTTTTGCATATAGGTTGTTGCTGCCCAAGCTGATGGTGGTACATCTTTAGGTATACCGTTATCATCAACAGTTACATATGGGAAGAAGTAACCTACACAAGAACGACCAACTCCACTTGCGAATGAATATAAGAATGATGGGTTTTTGCTTTCATCACCACCTGCTTTAAGATAGGTTGTATTCAAAGTTCTATCATCATTTATAAATGAAGGATTTGAACTTGATTTAAGTGTTCTAACACTTGGTGCATTAATGAAACCTAAGCAATTTAATTTCATTCCGCAAAGGTCAGCGAATTGTTGTTTTGAATTTGCAGTTAATCCTAAACCAAATGAATCTACCAAATATCTCCAAGAGATTTTGTTTTTGTTTACAAGACCTTTAGCAAGATTTGTTGTTTTACCCATAACATCAAGGATTGTAGTTAATCTTGATTCTGTGTTATTAGGTATAGAATCTGCGTGTATTGTAAATGGAGTTAATGCAATGCCTTTATATGTTGATGCATAAGTATCAATATGTGGATAAAGTGTAGTTTGATAATCAACACCACCACCTACTTGTGAAATTTGTGAAATCTTAATAGGCGCATCTGTTGTAATAACTTTCCAATCAGTATTAGTAGAGTCTATTGTTGTACTTAATACTCTTGTAAGTTTACGAGCATCATAAGTCAAACTTTCATCATACCAAGCTTCAAGGAAATCACCTTTCTTAATTTCTGAATATCTTAGTTTATCAACTTTAATTTGATAAACTAAGTTAGGTAGTTTAGTTGTATCTAAATATTCAATTTCAACAGTTTGTTTATAACTTGATTTATTTGACCAAATTGTAAGTTGGCTATCATAAGTTGATGTTGATGTCCAGTTAGTAATAGGTTGTGAACTTATTTGATCGTTAGCCATTAAATCAATATACATAATATCTGTTCCTTGAATCCAAGATTTAATATAAATCTTTAATGTAGAACCTGTATCATTATTTACATAAGCATAATCCCAATTATTAATTACACCATCATAAATATCAATGTATAAGTCTGAATATTTACCAATTATACCTGCAGCATATGAAGCACTTTGACCAGAACCACCCATTATTTCAATTGGAGCTAATGTACTAACTAATCTATCCGTGGCTGTTGAACCAATTCTAAATTCATTATCAAGATAGTAAACTAACCATTTGTAAGAATTTGTATCATAAAAATCTGTATAATCATATGAACCTGTGTTAATTGTTATACTAGCGTTATAAGTTGTTGAATAATCTATGAATGTTGCATTTTCTATTGCAAGTTTGTAGCCAGTTGTATTATTAATTAAAAGACCTTTTCCATCACCAAGATAAGACTCCATCTCATCATAAGCTGCTCTATATCTTAATTGTGTATAGTCCTTTAAGCTTGTTGCTCCAAGTGTATTACCAAATGTTAATACAGTATAATTTGTATCAGCAATAGTGTAACCACTTATAACAATATCAGTTAAAGGTAAATAACCAGCAGTATAATCTAATGTTATAGGAGTATACTCTGTGTCAATATAATGATCAGTTATACCTGATGGTGTTGATAAACTTGTGTCAGCAGATAATACTTGGAAATGAACATAACCTAAAATAATAGCATCTGAATAATTTGTGTCAAAGTCTGGTAATTCAGCAGTTGAATTATCAGATTGCGTACCTTTAAGTATATTTACTGTATCTGTACCTTCTGTTAAATATAATACATCATATCTTTCAATACCTGTATCTTTATTAGAAGAAGAAATTGTTAATGGTTCAAATGTATAAACTGTTGTACCACTATCAAGTTTATATTGAGCACCACCTAAATTAAAATATGATGCAGTTGATAAATCAAATTCTACTGTAGCTTTTTGTACGTAGAAATTTGAAGGCAATGTTGTAGTACCAGTTGCAAAAAGTATTGGCGAACCACCATATGTTTCTGATAAGCTAATCCAGTCATTATTTGTTGCAGATTCTTCAACATAATATGATTGATAAGCTATAAGACCACCATAATTTTGGTTAACATAAACCACATCACCTGCTACGAATTTTGAATGATAATCACTTACTGGTGATGTATCAAAATCAACTGTAGCCGCATAATTTGTACATAACCAACTCTTACCTGTAGCATATGTTACTTCAGTCATATTAATAAGAGTCCTTCCTGTACTATTGATATGTGTATTATGAACATACCAATTTGTATTAGAAGCTTTTCTACTTGCTCTTGAAGCAAAAGCATCTGTATATAAATCTGTACTATAATTACCAAATACATTATTTAATGCATCTAATGATACTTGTTCATAAGTAAGTGATTCAATAATACTTTCTTGATATGACAAGAAATCAATTTCACTTGTTTCTTCACCTACAACACCATCACCAATTAAATCAAGTTTTCCTGTTGGATAATCAGAATCTAATAAAACACTTTCATTATAAGCACAGAATAAACCAGTCTTATCGGTGTTGTTATTAATAGTAGATTTGATATACATATCTCTACCATCAAGATCCTTAAAATAAGGAATTAATGAACAGTCATAATAAGCTGCAACTGTTACATTAGTTTCATTAACAAAGTCTTGAATTGTAGTTTTATCTAAACCTTCAGATGTGAAGTAATTGCTCCAAGTTGTATCAACTGACAAGTTATCATAATCTGTCCAGTCACCATAAACAACTAATACAGAAACCATATAATCAGAAATCCAATCTTTTGGGTGAATGTATGCAGGAACTTTTGTAACACCTCCATACCAATCTTCTGCTGTTACATCAAATCCAGTTACGGATGATTTATAAAGGAAAACTGTGATAGTTTTATCACCTAAGTTTGTTATATGTAATAATCTATCTTCATCTGGTGTTGGATCATTTACATAATCTAAAAATGATTCATCATCTCTATTCCAGAAATCTTGTCTGTTGAATATTCTTGAATATGGAATTTGTGCTGAAGCAGCATTGTCATAAGCTGATGCACAAGATACAGATTTCCAAGTTAATTTGTCTCTTGTATCATTTGTACTCAATAAATTTAGAGCCCATATTGGACCGTTTTCCAACATTTTTATACAAGTTCTGTGGAAAAATGAACCTTTTCTTTCCAAAGATTTGTCTATTTCACCAAATATTGTTTCAAAATCAGTTCTATTTGTTACATAAACAGGTCTATTTACTGGTCCTTTTTTTGAAAATCCTGGTACTAAATTAATTAGCACATTCTGTACTGGCAATTCTATAATAGACTGGTCTATTTCGTTGATAAAAATACCTGGTCTTTTATATTTTCCAAGGTCCTTTGTTTGTACGCCCATATAAAGTTAATTTTTTTTTCTTTTTATTATATATTAAATAAAAAATCCATTTTTTCGTTAATTTTATCCTTATAAGATATTCTCAACAAAAATATTCCATTTTTAAAACAATAATTATCTCTGATTTTATCTTTTATTTGTATTTCTTCAAACTTTTCTATACCACCAAAATAATCAATAGGTTTATAATGTTGTAAACCATCATATTCTATACACATATTCAAAATTGGTAAATAAAAATCAAACGGTAATTTATATTTATATCTACAATTATCAAATGTATGTTCTCGTAGATATTTTATTCTCAATGAATCTGGTGATTGTGGAAATATATAACCGCAATCATTACATTTTATCATAACTTTTGTTCTAGTATTTATGTAATTTACTAAACTATAATCATATTTATCACCGTGTATTTGTGCTTTTGATACAAATTCATCTTTGGTCAACTTTTTCATATAGATATATATTAAAAAAGTGGTTAATAAAAAATTAACCACTTTTAGAGTTGTTGATATTGATGTTTACAAAAGATTTTTAAGGTGTTTTCTGAAGATTATTTCAACCTCTTCTTTATACTTAACAGGATAACAGATAGAATCATGAATAGTGAACAACTTTATCTCTGGAAATTTCATTTTTATCTCAGTAACAACCTTACCGAATATAAAATCACTTTCTAATAACTGTAATTCATGACTTAATTCCTTATATGAATCGGACATATCTTTATATTCTTTTATATATGAATATATCGATGGATATAACTTTTGAAACATCTTATCTGATTCTCTATACTTATTGTGTCCAAATAAAACCTTATACATTAAGGTTTTAGCATCGTTTCTATTTTGTATTTTATCTGGATATGCTTGTAATATTTGATCGTATATCAAACCGTTCTTAACACATTCAACATATTTTTTCACTTCATCATTAAAATTCTTTTCACTTAATTCATTTTTTAGATATACTGCAAAGAAAAATGGTTGAGAATTACTTATGTCTGTTTCTTTTATATCTTCACCATCTATTGTGAGATAATTGTTCCTTAGATATTTTTTAAGAACAGTGAAATTAGTATGCAATCTACCATAACCATCAAATTTGAAAAAAATATGACCAGTATTTATACCATCTATTGATATAAGATTTTTAAAATATTTATTTAGGTCTAAGTCTTTATTAGCCTTTTTATTATTTAACCAGTCCAATGATTTTTCATAATCTATTGCAACATGGTATAAATCATCTATCAACTTTTTCCTTAAATTAAAATCTATAGGACTCTCTTGTTGAGATGTAAATGTACGATATAAATAATCTTTACTATGTTTTTTGAGTAAGATATTATCAGTTATTTTGTGTCTTGTTATGTCAAATGTAGTTATATTAAGTTTGTAAGTCTTTGATTTTCTACCTGCATAATAATTAGAGGTGAGTTTCATGAACTTAATATATGTAAGATATTCTATATAAATATTGTATGTTTTACCATACTTTCTTCTTAATATACTTGACCATAAATTATGAGATTCTTCATTAGTTGTTAGATACCTGAGTATTAACTCATGCATTATATTAATAATGTAATCTGTTTTTAACTTATATTCTTTATATTCAATTGTTTTAACTTTTGTTAAATGTTCAAATTCTCGGGGGATAAATTGCCAGAAAAAAGTCTTATCAGGTCTGCACATTCATATATCATTCGTTTTGTAATTTTACTCGATTTCATCAATAAAGTTTTATAAATTAAAATTATTAGTAAGTATCATGATTTTGCACTTTTTTTTATTTTGAAATTTTTGCCATATCTTTGCATTGTAGAAGAAATATCTGAAAAATGAAAAATACTTATTTAGAATGTTCACGCCCAAAACTTTATGAGAAGGCTTATAAAGAAATGCCTATTTTTGATGCAAAACAAGGTGTTGTTTCTCACCCACTTGATAAAAAGTGGTTAAGAGAAGAAAAATTAGAAAGAATAGAAAATCCTTCAGATGGTGTCCTTTACAAGATATTATTCAAAAATTGAAATAAACTTTTAAAAAAATAAATAATACATTAGAAACATAAAAACATTTTCAAATATGAACGAAAACGCTAACGCAAATAAAGAAAGTATTTTAGCACAATTTTCCACTGATATTACGGAACTTGCAAAATCTGATTTGCTCGACCCTGTGATTGGTAGAGAAAGAGAAATTGAAAGGGTTGCTCAAATACTTTCACGTAGAAATAAGAACAATCCCGTTCTTATAGGAGAACCTGGTTGTGTTGATAGTGATACAATAATAAACGTACAGAAAATATCAGATGATTTTTCTCATGAAAATGTAGAAATTGACTATTAATTTTTAATATATAGTTATACAGGTGTAGGGAAATACCAACACCAAATTTACTAATATGATAATAAAAATAAAAGGCAAAAAAGATTTAATATTCAATGACTATAATAGTTTTTATGAATATGTTAAGATTAATATTATAAATAATCTAAAATTTGATTATTTATCTAAATTAGAAATATTTTACAATAATAATTCTAATTTCGATGGTATAAAAAATTTTAAATATATTGTTCGAAAATTATATTATAATACAACACACTTAAATAAAGAATATTGGATATCCAGAGGATGGAATAATGATGAAGCTCTTTCTAAAATAAAAGAAATTCAAAGAAAAAATTCTAATATTTCTCAAGAAAAATCTAAAAAATTGAAAGAAAAAGATTATTTAAAATGGTGTGAGTCTCGTACAACTAAAAAAGAATACTATCTTAAAAAAGGATTGTCTGAAGAAGAATCATTAGAAGCTTTAAGCAAAAGACAATGTACATTTTCGTTAGAAAAATGTATAAACAAATATGGTGATGAAGGTCTTAATATTTGGAAAAATAGGCAGGAAAAATGGTATAATAAAATTAAAAATTATAATTTTGATAAAAATTCATCATCATCGACATATTTTAAAAACAAATATGGAAATGATTGGATAATATATGCAATAAATAAATTATCATTCATAAATAAAGAATTTATAAAAAATATTATAAAAACAAGTAGTAATGATTTTAAAAAATTTTTAAAGGAATATTCAAAATATAAAACCATTATTTCTTTACAGGATTTATATTTTTTATATAACTCTAATATTTTACTAGAATTTTTTAATCTTACTAAAAATGAAATGATTGATATTATAAAAAAAGAATTGAATATTAAAATATTATCATTCGGAAATATTAGATATTTCAATGGGCATATATGTAGAAGTAATGGTGAATATTATATCGCTAAAAAATTAAAAGAAAATGATATTACATATATTTATGAAAAAAAATATACAAATAGTAATTATATTTGTGATTTTTATATACCAAAATATGATTTATACGTAGAATATCTGGGAATGATAAAAAGTGACTACACTAAAAAGAATCATCCAGAAATATATTTTAAATATGTAGAAAAATATAATCAAAAAGAAATATTTTGTAAAGAAAATCATATAAATTATATGTATGAAAAAGACTTTAAAATAATAACACAAAAAATAATAAACTATGGAAATTAAAATCAAAGATTTTTATGAATTAATAAAAAATAATTCAGGTACATATGAAGTTAAAACTCCAGATGGATTTAAACCAATAGGTAATATTTATAAAAAAAATAATAAGATAAAGTATAAAATATTATTTGAAAATAATATTGAATTAATAGCTTCTGAAGATCATCTTATACAAACCGATACAGTTAATGTATCTGAAAACGATTTAAATTTAAATATAGAAATATTAGATAATAATACTTGGTTAAGATTAAAAAATCTTAAAAAATCCGATAAAATATTAACCAAAAATGGTTTATCATTTCCAAAAGAAATTACAAAAATAGGTTATGGTGTAACTTATGATTTAGAAGTATTAGATAAAGAACACAGATACTATTCAAATGGTATTGTTTCACACAATACTGGAAAATCCGCCATTGTTAATGGTCTTGCACAACTTATTATTAAAGGCGAATGTCCTACAAACCTTTTAGATAAAAAGATTCTTTCTATCGAAATGAGTTCTTTGGTGGCTGGTACTAAATACCGTGGTCAATTTGAAGAAAGAATGAAGGCTATCATTGATGAATTGAAAAAGAGAAATGATGTTATCATTTTTGTTGATGAACTACACACAATGGTTGGAGCTGGTAGTTCATCTGGTTCTCTTGATGCCGCTAATATTCTTAAACCAGCTCTTGCAAGAGGACAAATTCAATGTATAGGTGCAACAACATTTGATGAGTACAAAAACTCTGTAGAGAAAGATGGTGCATTGGAACGCAGATTTCAAAAAGTTATTATTGAACCACCTACAGCAGAAGAAACAAGAATCATTCTTGAAAAATTGAAAGAACGTTATGAAGATTATCATAATGTAAAGTATACTGATGAAGCAATAGACCTTTGTGTAAAATTAGCAGACCGTTTCATCTTTGAAAGATCATTTCCTGATAAAGCCATCGATATTCTTGATGAAGCTGGTTCACGCACACAAATAAGCAAATCTATACCAGAACACATTAAGAAAATGAGCGAAGAAATAAAAAAAGTCATTGCTCTTAAACAATCATCAGTAAAACAACAAGATTTTGAAAAATCTGTCGTTTATCGTGACAAAGAAAAAGAACTTAAGAAAACTCTTGAAACTACTAAAGCAGAATGGAAAGAAAAGGTGGCTCAGAATGCACAAATAGTAGATAGTGATGAAATTAGAAAGGTAGTGTCGATGATTTCAAAGATACCTGTTGAAAAAGTATCAACCAATGATGCTAAAAAGTATCTTGAACTCGAAAATATTATGAAGAAAGAGATTGTTGGACAAGATGAAGCAGTATCTCTTGTTGCAAGAGTTCTTAGAAGAAACAGAACAGCCATCTCAAACCCTAATAAACCTATTGGAACATTTATGTTTCTTGGTAATACAGGCGTAGGTAAAACAGAAACAGCAAAAGTTATTGCAAATGAGATTTTTGGACCCAATTCGCTGATCAGAATTGATATGTCTGAATACTCTGAAAAAATCTCTGCATCAAGACTTACTGGAGCAGCACCAGGATATGTTGGTTATGAAGAAGGTGGTCAATTGACTGAAGCCGTAAGGCGTAAACCTTTTTCAGTTGTTTTATTTGATGAAATTGAAAAAGCACATTCTGACATTTATAATGTACTTCTTCAAATCCTTGATGAAGGTCGTTTAACAGACAATACAGGTCGTGTTGTTAATTTTAAAAACACTATCATTATAATGACTTCTAATGTTGGTGTTAAAAAGGCTCAAGCCTTTGGTAAAGGTGTTGGATTTACAACTTCTTCATCTCTTAAAGAAGAAGAAACTATTAAAAACAACATTATGAAAGAGTTGAAAGATAAATTTGCACCAGAGTTTTTAAACCGTGTAAACGAATTGGTTACATTCAATCAACTGAATGAAGAAAATATCAAGGAAATTGTAAAAATTCAGATGAATAAATTGAAAAAACGCATTGATGACATTGGATATGTTTTAAGTTGGACTCCTTCCGTAGTTGATTTTATCGCTAAGGAAACTTATGATCCTATGTACGGTGCAAGACCTGTTGAAAGAGGTATTCAGAAATTAGTAGAGGATATGATTTCAGAAGAACTTCTAAGAAATGAACCTTCATTGGGTTCTACCATGAAATTAAAATTCAGTAAGAAAGATAATAAACTTTCTGTGGCTTTCAACGAAAAGCCAACACTTGAATTGCCATCAGGTGATGTGACTGAATAAGAACAAATAACTAAAGTCCAAACAATTTTTTTGTTTGGACTTTTTTGTATCTTTGTACTGTTGTTTAATCATAATCAAAATTTATATGACTCTCGAAAATGCCAAAAAATTAGTTGACAAATTAATGAGTAAAAACTTCAATAGTATTTTATAATGAATAAACAAAAATTAGAAAAATAGTATAAATATTTTATAATATATAAAATTTTACTTATCTTTGCATTCGTGTTCCTATAGCACATTAAACTGTAGGTGGTGGCGTTTAAAGTGGATTAACGTCAAAATCCTCTCACAAAATAATATTATTTTTATGACTATTCAAGAGTTTAATTCATTTATTAATGATAAATGCCAAGGTGCAAAACCTTTATTCGTTGTTATTAGAGGATCACATGCTTATGGCACAAATACATCAACCTCAGATACAGATTATGCTGGTGTATATATTCAGAAACATGATGATATATTGGGAATTTCATATAAAGAACAAATCAATGATGAAAAAAATGATATTGTATTTTATGAAATTAAAAGATTTTTAGAATTATTAAAGACTAATAATCCAACAATATTAGAATTATTAAACACACCAGAAGATTGTATTTTATTCAAAGACCCATTGTTTGATTCCATCTTAGAAAATAAAAACTCATTTATTACAAAAAAATGTAAAAATAGTTTTGGTGGTTATGCTAAGCAACAAATTTCTAAAGCTATTGGACAAGATAAAAAACAAAATTGGGAAAAAGAAAGAATTGAAAGAAAACAACCTATAGACTTTTGTTATATTCATTTAAATGAAAAATCAATTCCTTTAAAAGATTATCTTCAAAATAATAATCTTTCACAAGAATTGTGTGGATTATCAAAAGTTCCTCATTCTAAAGATTTATTTGCATTATTTTATGATTTTTCAAACACTCATAATTTTAGAGGAATAAATTTTGAAAATTCTAATGATATAAGATTAACCTCTATACCAAAAATGTCAAATTTTATAGGATTAATATCTTATATAAAAGATGCTTATTCTACTCATTGTAAAGATTTTAATGAATATCAAACTTGGCTCAAAAACAAAAATGAACAAAGATGGATTGATGTGAAAAATCATAATCAGAAAATTGATGGCAAAAACATGATGCATTGTAGAAGGCTTTTAAATATGTCAAGAGAAATTGCTTCAGGTAAAGGTATTATTGTTAAAAGACCAGATTCTATCGAATTATTAAAAATAAGAAAGGGTGAAATCGATTTACAAACATTAATAGATTCTGTTCAAAATGACATTAAAGAAATAGATTTATTATTTGATAATTCAAATTTACCAGATGATATAAATGACAATTTAATAAATAATATACTTGTGAAAATCAGGAAAGACTATTATAAAAACTTTTAAATAATAGATATTTTTTATATTTACGGCTTAATCCAAAATTATCATTAAATCTATTGTTTCTTTTTTCAACATTTTGTTTTTATTTTTATATATTAAAAAATAAAATGTAAAAAATTCAAATATTACTGAATATGGGTTAAAACGAAAAAAGTTGAATTTACAATAAAATATATAAATTACTAATAATTAAAAAATCACACACTACATGGGAATTTGGGAAGTTGTATATGTAACTTTTGCATTTAAAAATGATAAAGGAATTGAAATAGAAAAAACGAAGACACATATTGTCTTTGGTGAAACAAAAGAGGACGCTAAGAAGAACTTTGAAAAAGAAATTACAAAATTCAAAAAGATTAATTCTATCACAGAAGATAGAAGTAACACACTCGCTAATTTATGTCCTGAATTAATAAAGCTTAGGAATCAAATGCCGAAATAGTTTTCGTACAATTTATTAACACTTTCAAAAGATTGTACAACACTTGGTATTTCTGGAGTTTTCTTAGATTTTAATAATCTATTTATTTTCTTTACTATAACACTTATTATTTGTTTCAATGATATTGTCAAAACTCCTATACCTGTACTAACAAGTGCGCCTACTGGATTTGTCATAATCTTATCAAATGTATTAAAATCTAATTTATAAAGATTAATAACATCAATAATAGCAACTGAGAGAGGAACCAAAAGTGTCGTATATGCTATCATATCCATCATTCCTTTGATAGTTTTTCCAAAAGTAGTTGCAATTGTTTCAAATAGTTTTGTGAAATTTTTTAAAGTACTTATAAACTTATCAAGCAATTCTGTTAAACCTTTTTCTTTTATTAAAGTCATCATCTTATTTATATTATCTTTACTTTCTTTAAATAAAATGGAAACCGCACAAATAGATAATAATACTATATCTTGGTCTGATAATTTATACATTTCAGTGTTTTTGACTATTGATTCAAAAAACGGATATAATGCAGCAATAGAAGTACCGAAAGTCGCAACACAATATAAATTAATACCCAAATCTTTAGTTACAAGTCTTTGTGTTTTGTACCATTTATTAAAAAATAATCCTTCAGATAATTGATTATAAGTCTTTAAAGTTCTCATATGTTCTATATATTAAAATTTTCAAACAATAAATATTTTAAATCATATAACTACATGATAATTTTTTTATTTAAAAATATGTTCTTATCTTTGTATTAATATTAAAATAAACAGATATGCAAGAAAACGACAAAAATGTGTATGTGACTAAAACTCTGGTAGAGAAAACTGAATTTTCTGAATTGGATTTTGATTTATATGATGAATTCAGGTTCTCATGCGATGAAGATAATGATTTTATAGAAATCGAAAAGGGTCGTGGTTATGCTGATACATACCCAATAAAAATCGAAAAACTTATTGAGAAATTACAATCTCTAAAAGAAAAGGGTTCAACACATGTTGAATTAAGTTATCTTTGTGACCACATAGGTTATAACATCGATGGTTACAAAATGGAACTATCAAATAATAAAGATATTTCTGATTATAAGATTAAAAACAAATTTGAAAGAGATAAATACGAGAAAATAAAAAAATTACAAGACGAGATTAGGCAAATTGAAAGAACCTAATCCGTTTTTTTATTCGAATAACAATTAATAATTTTACATTAAAATAAAAATTTATGGCACGAGCAAGACGAATTGAAAAAACCTACGATAAGGATGCTATTTTCGTAACACTTGATAACCTCAAACTTTCAAGAAATAATAATAACATTCTTACTCATTACGATGACAGGCTGATAGCAAACACAATCGTAACAGATAAATATGAACTTTTTGATTTTCCGCCATTTGCTAAGCAAGTGATTGCAGAAATTGAAAACTATTTCTCACCTGAGAAATATGAACTCAGAATTACAAAAGGTCAGCAAGAACTTCGCCTTATTGGTGAAGACATTCTTATCAATGACCATCGTTATCGCAAAATGTTCAGCATTTTGAACTCAACTGATAAATCAAGGGCTCTTCAAATTAACATTGGTCTTATGAGATATGTACAATCAGTATATATCAATGGTGTTATTATTGGTGATGAATATTCTGGTCTTAGAACCAAACACTTCAAGGCTACTATGCCAGAAAGAGTTGCTAATTTTGTAGAAATTCTTAAAGACTTTGATATTATCATCAATTCACAGAAAAAAGCACTTGAAGAACTTGCTAATAAATCTGTTTCTTTCAAGAAACTTGCTACAAAAGTTGCTCTTGATGAAGATGGCGTTATGAATGATAACAAAGCTCTCAAACTAAGAGCATTTGCAAAGAGACTTCTAACATCTAAAATAGATGGTATTGAAGGATTGGATGATACTCAGTTACTTCTTTTAAGAAATCCTCATTTCTTTAACAAGCCTGAATATGCAAATGTTGATTTTGAAATTCCTGCACTCAAAGCTCTTAACTGTTGGACAGAAGTTTATAAATTATATGATTCTTCAGTTATCAGAAGAGAGACAAAGAGAATTATTGACCTCTTTGCTGTTGAAGAAACCAAAGAATGAATGGTGAACGGCTGGGTATTGGCTTTCGTTGCCGATGCTCAATTAACCACAAATAATTGTTAAATGCTAAACTAAAAAATATGAATGAACTTTCAAAAAGCCCACAAGACAATGAAGCTAATTTATCGGTTGTTTTTCGTCCTAAAACACGAGGAGAATTACTCGATAAATTAAAGCAAGGCATAAGGTGTGAAGTGGTTGCATCAAACGAGGAAATAACATCTATTTGTTTAGATGGTTGGTTAAAATTTGCAGGTAAGTATAAAACCTACCCATCTGATAATATTGGTTGGGTTATTTACGAGACTCTTTAAAATAACTGTCGTTGAAGAACTTGAAAGAAGAGATTTCAAATAATGACACAGGGTGGCATGAATGAAACAGATACCATTATAAAATGGTAGATATGAAAAAAGAAATTATGATGTATTTTGTTTGAAAGACGGTGGGATTTTCCATTTGATAAACTTACAGAAGATGAACAAAAGGATATCTCTCTTGAAATAATTGAAGGAAGATATTCTATTGATGATACTTTTCAAGGTTAATTAAAAAAGTTTACATTTCGATGCAACTTTTTTAATATATTAGAGTATAATATTGGATACATGAGAAACAGTTAAAATTTTCTAAAGTCTTGGTCTTTAACCATAAATAATAGAGAAAATCTATTGTAATTCTTTTTGTGTCTCAACTACTAAAAAATAATAACTAATTTAACTGATTTTATGAATCATTTCGAAAAGAAATTTGAACAAAAGACTGGATTGAATTTCCAAAAGTTCTACAAAGACCAAAAGCCAAAGCTTACTTGGTATTTGTCAAAATGGACTAAAGACTTAGAAGTATCAGAAGATTTTGCGGATGATGCTTTTGTCAAAGCATTGATGAGTATTGATAGTTATGATGGTGTAAAGGCGCAAGTTCACACTTGGCTATACACAATAGCTGTAAACTTCGTAAAGAAGGATTATCAAGACAAGCAGAAACTTCCTTTAATTTCTATGGATAAGGAATTGTCTAATTCAGCTTCAATTAACATGTTCTTGCCTTATGTTGATGGTACAAAAGATATGACTAGGTATAAAGAAATCTGTAAAAAAGCAGAAATAGTTAGAGATGCCATCTTCAGTATGTCAGAGAAACAACACAAGTATAAGAAAGTTCTTATTATGAGAGAAATTGAAAATATGTCTTATAATGAGATTTCTGACTCATTAAAATTAAACCTTTCAACAGTTAAATCACAGATTAAAAAAGGTCGTGAATTAATTTCTAAGAAAGTAGAAAAGAAATTGTCTTTTATAGACGAACATGGTTTAGAATAATATTAAACCCCACTTCGGTGGGGTTTTTTATTTAAACAATCTATTGAACGCGGTTTTGAAAAATTCAGGTGTTATTTCACTTGATATAAAATATCTATCATTATTTTTGCATGTAAAAGCTGTAGTTCCAATTCCTCCAAATGGATCATAAATTATACTTTCATGTGGAAAATAAATATCTAATAACTTAGAAACTAACTCTGTTGAAAATGTTGCTTTAAGATTTGTTTTTATACCATCATTATTTCGGGCTTCAATATAATTTGTGTAGTTTTTGTAAAATTTTTGACCAGTATTTTCGTTTATCTTACTAATCTCTTTATTTGTAATAAAATCTTGTAAATTTTTTTTATGTACCAATACATATATTAATTCACAAAGTCTAGATAATTTTGTTGGACTTGTTTGAAAAGGAATACTATTAGATTTTTTCCATATAATTATATCAGCAACAGTTAAGTTAGTCAGTTTATCTACATCATACATTAATTTTGTTGGTAATATCGGATTTTCATTGTGATAACTAATATTATAGCATATTACTCCTTTATCATGTAATATTCTGTCGAATTCGACAAATTCATTTATTCTTAAATCAATATAATCTTTTTCTAATAAGTTATCAATATCAGAATAACCATTATTATAATAACAATCTTTTCGTTTTGTTGTTATATTATAAGGCGGACTTGTTATGATACCTGAAATATAATTATCAGGTATTTTTTTCATGGTAATTATGTTATCCTCATTATACAGAGTGTTTAATTTAATCATTGAATCAAATATTATTTTTTCTTGATAAACCATCATATTATGTTTTATTTTATAATCAGATTTTAAACATTTGTTGAATAATTCTCTTCTACCCTTGTGTAATTTTACACAACCATCGGCGAATAAAAATCCCAACCAATAAGATTTTTCTTCAGAATATTGTTTCAAAATAAAATAAATTTAAAACAAAAAATAATATATAGAATATATTTAGTATGCCAGAAGAATGTAAATGTTCATGTTCAGTAAACAATAAAACCAAAAAGAAACCAAACTTATTAAATAAATTATTGTTATGGTCTATAACCATATTCATGGTAATGTCCTTGATTATAATAGCTTATTCGCTATGGATTTTAATAATTGGAATTGTTGTAATTGGATTAATAATCTTTGGTTCTATTGAATTTTTTAATAGATTAAATAAAAAGAAGAATGAAATATAGAGTTTTTACAAATGTTTTAGGTTGGTCAGATGCAATATATATTTTTGACAATGATACTACATTTAATGAAATTAAGAACAATCCAAGAACAAAATATTTAGATAAATCAAATTATATAGGCTCATATGATTTTGATGAAAAAATCTTAAACCTATTCAACAAATCAGAAATATGTGGCAAACCTTATTATTACAAATTTATGTATATGAAAGATGATATACCACAAGAAGAAAAACAATGGAAATTAATACCAGAATATGTTGAAAAAGAAGTAAAAAAATATAAAAACATAGATGCAGATGGATTTTCAGATGCATCACAATCATTATTTTAATATGCCAATCTCAGCACAAGAAGCAATGGATAAAGTATTCACCTTAGAATTAAAAGGTGATGAAGAAGCATGGTATCAAAAACTTTGTTTATACACAGATTATCATATAGATAAATATTTTGATGGTAAGTTAATCAAATTGTCTTTTGAAAATTTGTCTATTCCAGATCCAAATAGAAGAGGTACGATAAACCTTGTTATGTGTAGGTGTGGATTATTATCACCAAAGAAATAATAATATAAAATGAAAAATAAAAACAATAAAATTTCATATTAAAAATAAAAATTAAAATGTTTGAACAAACAGTAAATAAATTTAAAGAATTGTATATAATTCTTTTAAAATCAAAAGTTAAAAACGATTTGAAATCAAAACTAAAATTATTAGAATTGGGTATTAAATGTGATTCTGGTTATGAGTGGATGTTAGAATTAATCAATTTTAATAAAGATATTATTAATTATTTTGATTCAATTGATAAAAAATATTGTAAAAAATATCACACATATAGAACAAATTATCCAGATATGCCTACAAAATTACCTGAAATATATCAAGATTTTAAATTATACACAACATATCTAATTGAAGAAAAGTATGAAAGTCTTGAAAATATAAGAATGGATATATTAAATAAATATAATATATAAACTTTATATGTATTTTATTTACAATATTTAAAATTTTCTACAAAATGTTGATTAGAACAATGACGGAACACTTATTTGAGCCAAATCTTAGAGAACTCAAATTAGAAAGAATTTTAGAAGAAGATGTGTAAAGTAGTTCATTGGAAAAAGGATGATTATGATGTTTATATTGGTCGTCTACCAAACGGTGAATATAACAAATGGGCATATCCGAAAGAATTAAGAGAAACATTTCCTGAAGGTACTCCAAGACAAACAATAATAAATGCTTACGAAGATTATCTTCTTTCAAAACCAGATTTAATGGCAGATTTACATGAGTTGAAATATAAAACATTGGGTTGTTGGTGTAAGAATAAAGGTGGAGGTGGAAAATCTTGTCACGGTGATATAATAAAAAAGTATGTCGACAAACTTGAAAAGATTGATGAACGAAAGAAATTAATTGATAATTAAGTTTCAGAGTTGATTTTAAATGTATGTGTGGAAATTGTTCGAAAATTCCGTGTTTTGCCTTGTTCTTGCATTTTTATATTCAACCAAAGAGTTTTATTAATAAATTATTATATGAAGTTATTCAAAATCTATATGAAAAAACTTATAAAATTAAAAATCTTTTTATTGGAGAACCAAAAATAAATATGGAAGTTAAAGTGACAGATACATATGGTTGCGATATGGTCTCACTATGTTTTATAGATTTTGAATAAAACAATTAATGTTTATCCTCTCTTATAACTACGCCGAAAATAAATAACACAAAAGAAAAAGTTAGTCATTTTGACTAACTTTTATTTACTTTTATATATTTAATCTACTAAGATTTTGTAATTTGGTGCATTAATTGTTTGACGTCCATTTCTAAAATTATCAGTATGCCACCAAGTATGTACACTATAACCTTGTGTATCTTGTTGTTCGAATCCTTCACCCCAACCATCTGAACATTGACCAGATATATATTCTTTTACAATTTCTTTATCCTCATCTGTCAATGGTTTTGTTGATTTTACTTCTATTGTAAATCTACTATCATCATCAAAATCGTTACCAACAACTTTCATATCAACAACACCAAGATTTTTTGATTCATCAAAATATTGAACTAAGTTAGATTCATTGAAATCATCTTGTAAAACATCAAAAATTTCCATTCTTTCGCGATCAGTAGTATTTTCTACAACACTACCATATACTTGGAATTCAAGTAAAAATCTATCCCAATTTCCAAATTCATCTTCAATGTAATTATCTATAGTAGCTTCCCAATTATCATATTCTTGTTGTCTATCATTATAATCTTGTAATTCTGATTGATAATCATCATCACTATCAAAATCTTCTCTTTGTGGTTCTTCGCCTGGTTCTTCTGGTCTAGCATCTCTTTCCCATCTTTTATATTGGTCAACAAACCACCAAGCATCAATACCTTCTCTATCAAGTCTTTCTGCTATAATCCTTGGATCTTGACTATCAAATGTACTTTCGTCTATATTTCTTTCAATTGTAACTGGTACTTTAAAATTAGTAATATGTAAATTATCAGTTTTTACTGGTTGTGCAGGAGTTTCTTGTGCAGGCTTTTGTACTTGTTGATTAACTTGTTCAGGTTCTCTTATATTACCTGTACTTGTTGTTGTCCAACCTGGACCGTAAATATTTTCTTCGTTAAATTGATTCCAATTTTTTATAGTTCTCATATTCATACAAATTTAATTTTTATGTTATTTATTATATATTTTTTTCTACAAACGGTTTTTTATTTTATTTTTGTTTTAATTTAATTTTTTTTCTTTTGGTAAAAAGGAAATAACACTTTTAAAAAACTTTTAGAATACACAATACCATCGGAACAACCTTGATGTTGTTAGTTGTTAGATATTTTATACAGTTATATCAATCGGTGGATCAAAAATTATTGTTGATTTATCTTTAGCATCAACTTCATAAGATTGTCTTATCTTGTATATTGTGTTACTATCAAATCCATATGTTTCTTCAAAATATTTTGGATTAAAATTCTTCATTATATTGCCTTCTTTACCAGGTAAATATATTTCAAACAATTCTGCACTTGAACCTTGAATTAAATACACTTCTTGTTCATCTCTTAAATTATAAATACTTCTTTCAAAAGTTATGTCCCATTCTACATTTTCTACTTTAACCCAAGATTTTAAAACGAGTTCTTGCATAACTGAACCGTGATGCCCACCATAAGCAATTGCACCATTTTCACTATATGACCAATAAACACCAACACCTTTATAATCTTCCATATTCTCTAAACTTTGAACTGTTTTTGGAATCATTATAGACCTGTATATAGGAATTTTATTATCATCACTTTCATATCTTAAAATATATATGATTATATTCCAATATTGATCATCTACAACCTTGCAATAATCAAAATCATTACTATATCCTTTTTGAATGTATCTTAAAAATTCTTCTTCATCTGTTATTATTTCTGATTTTATAATATCATCAAAATCTATACGGTGTGATATATATTCTTCGGCTTTATTTATTCTTTCTTCTTCATTTTCAATATCATCAAAGTATTCACTCCAGTCACCAGTGTCTTTTAAATAGTCAATTAAAACATCTTTATTATTTTCAAAATATAATTTTGCAGCATAATCATATTCATATAGATCTATCATATCTGTTTCGTTGAACAAATCATTACAAGACTTATTAAATATCCTTTCATTGTCGTAATATTCAATCACTTCATCTGTTGTCTTAAATTTATTTTCAAAATTTTTCTTTTGATTTGGTTTGTATTTTTGAACAAACTTTTTTGCAACATCTTGCACCCTATCAGTTTTTTGATCTGGAAAAAGACTTAATTGCCTTACTTCTTTATATTTTTCATATGTCTTTATGTACTTCATATTCTTGTTATATGTTTGTAAATATTTCATTCAAATTTCTTTCTCAATATAACCAAAGCAAGTACCAACTAACCAATTTAATTTTAGATATGTTGAATTCCATTTTGCTCTAATTGAATCTGAATTTTCTGTTATTAATTTATATGTCTTTAAATTTTTCACTTACCAAGTATCTTTTTTAATTGATTCAAAGTATCTTTTGTATTTTTGTGTAATATTCCAATACCACCTTTTTCTCTCCATGGTTTTATATTTTTTTCAAGATCATCTATTAATATTGTTGTTGGTGTAGCATATGATTCTTTTCTAAAGAATAAATTTACTTTTATATCACCTAATTTTCTTTTACACCATATCTTCTTACCAATTCCTGATAATTTATCTCTTGAAGGTTTTGATAAAATTTCAGTACCTTCAAATTCTTTAATATAATTCCACAATTCTTTACCATCTGGCATCCAAGACATTTTTGACCAAAAATCTAACCCCAATGCTTTAATCTCTGACCAAAATTCCTTAGAACCACAAACTTCTTCAAATTCCCATCCAGTTTTAAAATCTGTATCGTTTTCTTTATTAAATTCTTTTAAAAATTTTCTATAAACATCACCATCAAAATCAGTCAATACCCCATCCAGGTCACAGTATATCTTGAAGTTAATCTTTTCTTCATTTATAAAATTTTTAAATTTTGTTTCAAGACTTTCTTGGTATTTGGCTTGTCTCCAAGCTAATGGATTTTTCGAATCCCATGCAGTCATGTCAGACCCCCAACCTTTACCCCAACCTTTCTTTTTAAGTTCTTGTTTTTCTTTCCAACTCATTAAATGAATGATTTTCATTTCTTCTTCACTTCTTTTTTTAGAACCTCTATAATTTGATAGTGGTACTAAAAAAGGTTTAATTTTATCATTCAAACCTTGACACCAATAACCTTCATTCCAATCCGCATCATCTGGATCTGTCAAATCTTTATCAATAACTTCAATTAACCACTCAGGTTGTGAGAAATCTAATTCTTTTAATAAAGGATATTTTTTATTAAATGCTTCTTCAATATCATCTAAAATTTGTTGCATTTCAGATGGTTGTGGATATGTCCAAAAAGAAATAACTTGTTGTTCATACCAAAATCTTCCTAAAAATTTATATGCAGCGTCTCTGTCCAAGACGTGGTCTTCGTCTACAAACATTTCATATTCATCGTCTGTCAACATTTGAATATGTGTTTTACACAATCCAACTCTCATTTCATCACCTCTATAACCAAAAGCGACTGCATCATCTTTTTGCCAATTGACATAAATTGATCTTGGTTCTTTATATGTAATAATATCTGGATTTTCAAAAAGTTTATATTTCAATATTTTGTTCATTATTGGGTATATATTTTATCATAAAAACGATTTACAACATTTATCAGTCTACCAAAATCGCCATTATTTCTTAATTTTTTGAAAACTAAATTTTCAAGTGAAAATTCACCTCCCCTTGATAATCCTTCTTTTCTTTCATTGTGTATTTTCTTTTTATATTCAGATGCAAAAAGATAATTCTTATGTGATACTTCTGATGTACTTGTTATATTACTTATTTCTTCTAATTTATCAATACCGCTTTTATATGTGAGGTATTTAAAATCAACTTCTTCTTCATTTATTTGTGGCTTATTCCAATCAGGTTTTGATATCCATTTATTACTTAACAGAGAATAAATACCTTGTGAAACATTTGGGTCGTTAATATCTTGAATATATAATTCAACATCATGACCTTTAATTCTTATATTATGTTTTAAATTCCATAATGCTCTTTCATTATCAACTATTTTCTTTCCTAATTCTACATTTGAATTTATTTTAGAAACATCAACTAAGATATGAACATCCAAATCTGAAAATTCATTCCAATTATAATTTGCTAATGAACCAGTTAAAATAATATCAATGATAGAAGATTGATATCCAAAACCAGTATAAAACTCTGTTGCTATTGTAACTAATTTTTGTCTAATTCTTTCATTAAAAATTTCATCAGACCAGAATTTAGGATTTAATTCTTTTTTATAATAAAATTGTGCGCTTTCTTGGTATTTAGCTTGTCTCCAAGCCAATGGATTTTTCGAATCCCATGCGGTCATATCGGAACCCCAACCTTTGCCCCAGCCTTTCTTTTTCATTTCTTGTTTTTCTGCCCAAGATAGTAAATGGATTGCTCTTTCTTCTTCTGAAAATTGTTCTGAACCCATATAATCTTTTATCTTAATAAGTTTAGAATTATCAGAATCGCCCCAATATTTATAATCATTTTCTATTTGTTTTCCTGCTTCGTTTGTAACAATTTCAATCCACCAATCATCTGTTATTTCAATATCAATGTTTTTCTTTTTAAATGCTTTCATAATATCATTTAAAACTTTCCATAATTTTGTATAATCTTTTGGAAAATCCCAAAAAGTAATGTATTTGTTGTCTTTCCATAATCTTCCTGAATATTTTAAATCCTCTCTCTCTAAACCATAATCTGTTAATTCTCCATGACACATTCTAGCATATGAAGATACCAATATTTTATCTTTATAATATCCAAATATATATGCATCATTTTCATAATAATCTATTTCAACGCCATCTTTTTTTATCAAATGATCTGGACTTTCATTTAATACACTTTCTTGATTGGAACTCCATTCATTGATCTTTTCGTCATCTTCTATTTTGCAGATAGCGTTTAGATTTTCAAATAGTTTATATTTATTTAGATGTTTCATTACAATTTCTTTTCAAATGCCCATAAATCAAATTCTGTTATATTACTAACATTTGTATTTTTATTGAATTGGTCACCTGTAAATGATTTTATAGTTTTATATGAACCTAATAATTTCTTACCTTCATAAACTTGAACGGTTCTGTTTAATTCGCCTAATGCACCAACAACAGCTAAATAATCATTCGAGAAAATTGTTTTTAAGATGCTTATTTTAACATCCTTAGGATTTGACTTACCTTCTTTTATTGTAGGATTAGACCATGGATCTTTAAGATTCAATACAGTACCAGTATTTTTAATTGAAATTTTTGGTGTTCCAATTGGTTTTTGTGCTTGAATTTTTACTTCTTCTTCTTTCTCAATCTTTCCAGCTTTTATAAGTGCTTCTTGATTTCTTCTAATAGTATTAAAATCTGCTCTTGCAATAGTTCTTTCAGTCATAACTCTATCATTCATCTTATAACCTTTTGGTGGAAGACGATAGAAATGACCAGTAAACATCATACCCTTTACATTACTTGCTTTAAATAATCTCCAAACTTTTTTAGTTTCTTTTTTCTGTGATACTGAATAACCTTCTAAATGCCAACCTCTAATCAATTCATTCTTGGTGTTTTTATTTATACCAAGAACCATAGGATATACAATTCTCTCTCTCCCTCCGCCCCAAGTGTCTTTTTCGCCTTTATATAATATTAATAAAACCATACCATTCTGAATGGCTTGAACCATTTTAGCACGGTCATATTTAATTCTTTTATTAACAGGAAAACCAGGAACAATATCCATAATTTTCTGATTTTCATTTAATTTAAAACGTATTTTTGGTATATATTCTATATCATTTTTTGTAGATTCTATTCTCTCCACAAATCCTTGATAATCTAGGTCTAACATATATTTGATGATTTTTTTAAATTATTAATTCTTTTAGTGCTGCATAAATTTGTAACATCTGCAATAATTTCTGCAGCAATATCATTATCATATCCATATTTTATCGATATTTTGTGTTTTTCACAACCACAATTGTCACATTTCGCAACTACTTTTTTAATAGAATTTGGTAATAAACTATGAACACTTACACGAATTTTTTCACCTATATTTCCTAATTCTTTATAAATACTACTATTAGTTATAGTTATATATACAAATTCTGTTATTAACATATTATTTAATTTATTTTCATTATCTTACAAAATAAGGTGCAAGATCATGATACCTTACAATCTAACTTATATATTATTTTTTGATTTCCATAATTTATATATAGTTGTAAAAAATATTAATTCGTCATGAAATATTTAGAAACATTTGAAAAAATTTGCTCAACAAGATAATTGTAAAGGTTGTGGTGTTCCATTAGCCCTAAGAAAGATAAATGTGATTACTGTGGTTCACCTTATAGAAAAGATATTGGGAAAGACTATCAAAGACAAAACAAAATGTCTCGACACAAGTGAAATGACGGAGGTCCAAAATAATAAAAATAATATAAATATATGAAAACATTACAAAATTGGAATCAATTTAATGAAAACTTACGAGATTATGTAGGTAAAGTTAGAAAAGCATACGATGGTAAAGATACAGATGTTAAAACTATAGCTGATACTATTGGTTTAACACCATCGCAAGTTATAAAAATTATCAGATATGACTTAAAACATCCAGAAATTGCTGATGAATTTGAAGGCAAATTCAAATCTAAAAAGGCTACTGATGAACCAGAAAAAACCAAAAAACCAGAAAAACCAAGACCAGCAAGAGCTGCAAAATCAGGTAAAAATATTGTTTTTGAAATGACTGGTTCTCCAAGAAGTGCAATGCAAATGTTGCCACCAAAAGAAAGAACAAAAGCTGTTTTTTCAGAAGAATTGGCAAAACATGGATATGTTTGGGGTAGATTAGGTAAAAACTGTGACCTTTTGGTATCTGGTGATTTAAAAGAAGAATCAGTTAAAATGAGAAAAGCAAAAGATCTAGGCATCGATATAACAACCTATGATTCACTTATTAAAAAACATAAATTGTTCAAAGATAATGAAGCATTAAATGAAAATTATGATGAAGATGAAATTGGTCAATTAGAATTATGGTGGGATGGACAAGGTCCTTCGACTTGGTTTTATTTAGGTGATGCAATTAAAGATGGTATCATTGATGAAAAACTAGGTTTAGATGATGATATGGCAACAGATTTTGCTGAATATCTAGCAGGAATTGGTGAATTAGAAGAAGATTCGGTTGAATGGTTTGATTTAGATGAATTATCAATGATGCTTGAACAAGACTTTGATGATACATTAGATAAATTATTTGATTTCTTAATGGAACAAAATGTTATAGAACATAAACCAAGTGTTGAAATTAAAGGTGAAGATGAAAATGGTGAAGAATGGGAATTTAGTTATCATCCAGAAAATTAATTACTAAAAATGAAAAGGTTCAATAATTTTATTAACGAAAGTGATAAAATATCAAATGTCACAGGTTACGGAAATACTGTCATGGAACACAATAATGTGGAATTAGATAGTATTTATGGAGCTATTGAAGAATCTATTGATCATATTAATAGTTTAGAAACACAATTAGATGAACTTGATGTTGAATTTACTGGTGATGAAATTCAATCAACAAAAGACATTGAACAAATTGAAGGTAAATCAAAAGAGTTAAAAGAACTTTTGAATAAAGCATTAGAAATTGCTGATGAATTAAAAGAAATCAGCGAAAAATATATTCAATATTAATTATGAAAACAATAAAAAACTTTAAACAATTTGAGGATGTATATTTCCTACCAGAACCTATTCATTACCAAAAAAAGTAACTGGGTATTCAAGATATTCATTTGGAGGTTAATTATGAAAACAACATTCAATAGTTTTTTAAATGAAGAGAAATTTTTCAACTTTTTAAATAAACTTCATTTTTTAAATAAACTATATTTAAAATGGAAAATATAGGCAAAAAAATTATAGTGGAATTAACACCTCATGAATTAGATTTGATTATAAGTAAACTAGTTTGAATTTTGTAATACTTACAATCAAAAACAAAATAATTCTAAAGCCAGAAAGATACAAATTAATAGGGTTTAAAACAAAAAAGTCTTGAAGTAATCAAGACTTTTTTATAAAAATAAAAAACGATAATGGCAAAATTATATTTTAAATACGGAACAATGGGCAGTGGTAAAAGTTTAGAACTTATAAGGTCTAGTTATAACTATATTGAAAAAAATCAGAATGTTTTATTATTATCATCTTGTTTAGATGATAGACATGGTAAAGATAAAATAGCATCAAGAACAGGTGTTGAAATGCCTTGTATATCATTACAAAGAAATAGTGATATTGTAACAATTTTTAAAAATCAAAATAAAAATAAAAAAATAGATTGTGTTTTTGTAGATGAATCTCAATTTTTAACAAAAGAACAAGTAAAACAATTAACAGAAATTGTTGATAGATATAATACGCCTGTAATAGCTTATGGTCTAAGAACAGATTTTCGTTTAGAGGTTTTTGAAGGATCTAAATATCTATTATCAATATCAGATGAAATACAAGAGATAAAAAGCGTTTGCCACTGTGGTCACAAAGCCACTATAAATGCCAGAATAGTAGATGGTAAAATAACCACAAAAGGCGAACAGGTTCAGATAGGTGGTAATGAATCTTATATCTCATTGTGTAGAAAACACTTTAAAGAAGGAAAAATAAATAAATAACCTTCTTATTATCAATATAATAATTTATATAAATTATTTTTTTTATTCATCATTTTGCTGTATCTTTGTATTATCAAATTAAAACAAAGAATATATGATGAACCAAGTAGAAAAAATAAAGAACTTCGTAAAAGACGCTAAAGGTACTAATCTTAATGTTTGGAGAGAAGTTATTGCTGAAAAATTTGGCGTAAAAATTTCCATAAAATCTTGGGAAGGCGTACTTATGGATGTTATTTATTCTATGGTTCTTGGTGTTGCTGCTCCTGGAAACAAGTTGGGGAAAGATTTTGATGCTTTTGAAAACAAGACTATTAAGGTTTATTCAAAGAATACAGGCTTAAAGGCTGGTGGTGATATTCGTATATCTAATGTTCTTTTTGATAGTGAAAGAAACAATTCATACAATGACAGCCTGTTAAAAAATAAATCTCTTGTCAGTTTATTTAATCTTCATGTTGATGGTATTCTTGTTGATTTCAGAATGACAAATGTATCTTCAGACATTCTTGAAAACGAATATAGTACATTACTTACTAATTTTCAGAATGGTTCTATAAAGACTGATCCTAAGTCAAGAAAATGTGAATTTCTTAATATTAAGTATCATCCAAAAACTGGTGATGGTGTATTTGCTTGGAGAGGTGGAAAAATGATGGAAGTTAGTGACTCTATAGTAGATGATTCAAAGAATGTAATTGAAAATCAGAAAGACTATATTCTTTCACTCGTTGAAAAATACAATATGGCGTTTGTTGCACCTATTACAAACTTGACAAAGACTATTGAAAATAAGGCTTTACCAAAAAGGGAAATGTTTGGTTTTCTTCTCAAAAGAAGTGGTAAAGTAATGGATTTATCTTTAATGACTGAAATTCTTCAGTACTTAGAAGGAACTGGTGTGATTGCATAATATCATAAAAATATTTTTATAAACCTCTCAATAATACTGAGAGGTTTTTTTATTTTATATTTTAGAATTTAATATATACATAAAAATATAGTCTCAAAATAGATGAAAAAGTTTTATACATTTGTAAATGAAACACTAACTAATAAACAACAAACATATATTGATGTAATAATAAATTATTTAAAAAAGAATGCTGAATTTGATGTTTTTGAATATAGTGAAAAATTTGAAGTTTCAAAGACTGACTATCCAAGAAAACTCACAGGTAAATTATTTTTAATACCAAACGAAAAGGCTGTTAGATTTAATTTTGATAAAGATAGAATTGTTTCAATTGATATGTGGAATAATTTTCAATTTAGTTTTGAAACTATTACTAATAAACCAGATTTTACAATGGAATTAGAAGGTTCTATTGTTTCTGTATTAGATGATATTGTCGCTTTTATTGATGGTGAATTTGATGTTGTTGAAAAATTAAAAAACGAGCCAACAATAGAAGTTAAGAAAGCCAGTAAAGAAAAAGTAAATTTAGATTCATTAAATATTAATAAAAAAGTTCTTGATGAAGATATAGATATATTCGAATCAATAAAACTTTATACAATGCAAGTTGGATATAAAGTATCCAATTCTCTCGTTATAAGTGGTTTGCCTGGTTTGGGTAAAACTTGGGATGTGGAAGATACTCTAAAAAACATGCACATTGATTTTGTTCCAGTTGCAGGTGATATTACAACAGCAGGTTTATATGAAATTTTATTTTTAAATAGGGATAAATTAATTCTATTTGATGATATGGATTCTGTATATGATTCAAAAGAATCTGTAAACTTATTAAAAGCTGTGTTAGATACTAAACCAAAAAGAAAAGTATCTAGAATTTTAAAAACACATTTCGATTCATTTACAATGACAGATGATCAAATTCAGAAAACATATGAAGAAACTGGTAAATTACCAAAACAATTTGAATTTACAGGAAGAATTATATTTATAACAAATATGTCTGGTGATGAATTAGATGAAGCTCTTATTTCAAGATCCTTATTCGTTGATGTAAATCCAGATATAGATGAAATTATAAGAAGAATAAAATCTATAATACCAAGTATTCAATCAAGAATTCCAATTGAAAAGAAGAATGATATACTTAACTTTATGATGGCTATGTCACAACAATATGAATTGAGATTTCCATTAAATTTGAGAACATTTGTACATTGTTTAAATATCAGAATAGCAAATGAATTTGATGTAACAATTGGTGGTGAGAGTATTCCACAATGGCAAAGACTTATTAAAAATTACTTGATAAAGAAATGAAAAACTTAAAAACATATGAAGGATTTATCAATGAAGGAATATTAGATATTCCTGTTCAAATAATGAAAATTATTCGTAAATTTAAGTTGTTTGATATTTTATCAAAAATTAAAAAGGCATTAAAAGAAATGCCAAGTAATATAGATGCCGCATAATTATTTTTAAAACACTACAACAGAGAAATGTCTTTTTTAAAGAATGAATCTGTTTTAGAATATATTAACACTGATAAAATACAGAAAAGATGGAGAAGGGAAGAAATGTGGGATAAAATAAAATTAAGTGGTAAAGTTTTAGGATTTTTTGTAGCAGCATGTATTGTATTAGCATTTCTTGGTGGAGGATTATCCAAACAATATGAATCAAAATGTAAAGAATTTTTACAAAATCAAAGATATGAAAATATAAAAGTTGTCGGTTGGGACCCAATATCTGAAAACAAAGGAGATATAACATCTATGAAATTTGAAGCCACAAATGAAAATGGTAAAAATGTTAAAGGCGTTGTAATTGTTGGTGGTAGTGTTTTATTCGGAGAAACATACCAAGTTAAGTTTAAATAATGAAAAATTATAAAAATTTCATAAAAGAATATAATATATGGGATGAATTTCATACATTGAAATCAAAAAATCCCAGAAATCCTCAATTAATATACGAAAGAGAACCTGATAAAAATATTTTAGATCGTCTAACATATGATTTAGAAAACGGTTCAAGTATTTTAGATTTAGGTTGTGGTGATGGTGTCGATGCTATTTATTTTGATAGTAAAGGATTTGATGTTAGTGCATTAGATATTTCACCAGTAGTTATAGAAGAGAATTTTAAGAAAAATCCTAATATAGATTGGAGAGTTTATGATATTGGAAAATTTGAATTACCTTATGAAAACAATGAGTTTGATTTAATATATTGCAGATTATCTTTACATTATTTCGATAGATATACAGTAACACAAATTGTTCATGATATTAATAATAAATTAAAAGATGGTGGTATTTTTTATTTTACAGTAAAAACACAATCATTTGCAGAAAAAGTAAAAACTGGAAAACAATTCTTACATAAAAAAGAATGGATTAAAGTTTTAAACTATTATTTCAAAGATATACATATAACAGAACATTCAGGAAAGTTATACAACATACCTAGTAATTGGTTGGAAATAGAATGTTATAAATAATTATTGTAAGTTTTCATCACCAAATTCGTACTTTATAATCTCTTTTAGTAACCAAGCGTCATTAATATCTTCTAATGGCTTTGGAAATGTTTTTAATGATAATATTTCTTCTGTATTTTCAACATAAAATTTATCCAAAATACAATTTGATTTAGAGTCCAATATCAATTTAAACATATCTTTTTTATCAAAATCACCACCTTTTTTACCATCCATAGTATTTATTTGCTTTACGATTTTTTCCTTTTTCTTACCTATGTTAACCATTTCATAACCAAACACCATTTCACATGATGTTAGTTTCAAAGATTTTGGTGCAATTATTTTTATTTTCTTTATATTTGGTATGGATTCAAAAATCTTACCTCTTATTATAGAACCAACACCAACCAAATCTATTATTTGTGAAGAATCTTTACCATAAGAATAACCTTCAATATAAATAATTGTTTCTTTTGTAGCATCAATTGTAGTAACAATATCATCTATTAAATCGTTTGATATTTTTGTAAATATTGATAATTTATTTATTTCTAAATCTGAATAATTATCAATGGTATTATCATACTCATATGTTCTTATTTTTACAATATTTTCAATACTTTTATTCCACTTGTATGTTGGTTTATTTGTATTGTATGAGAATATGTATTCTTTTTCTTTATTAACTTCGATGACCATCGAAGTCGAAATTTTCGATATATCTAAACCTATTAAATTCATAGTAATGTTTCGAGAAATTTCCCCGATATTAATTTTTTAGCTGTTTCAATCTCTATAAATCTGGCTTCATCTATTTCTTCTATTTGTAGATTTTCTTTTGGTATAACAAACTCAGAATTAAAATATGTTTCAAATTCTTCGTGAGTTAGACTATGTTTATAGTACCAATAATGCTTTATACCAGATTGCTTTTCTACAGGATTTAGCTCATATAATTTTTTGTTGTCCAAAAAATTCTTAGGTAATTTTACACCAGTTTCTTCTTGAAATTCTCTTATAGCCGCTTCGTTCCAATCTTCACCAGATTCTACTCTTCCTTTTGGATATGACCAATTATTATGTTTAAACCCAGTAGGATGAACTAATAAAAATAATTTACCATAGTTAAAAACTATACCAACAGAGCCATAATGCAATTTCTTTTCAAATGTAAAATATCTTGTTATTAAATGTTTCATGATGTTATCATTTTAAATTTATTGTTTAAAGCTTTTTCAATAACACCACAAATCGGCTTATTACCTATTATATGAGCGTTTTCATTGAAACACCTGAACCCCATGCCAAATTGAAAATACAATGTTAAATCATTCGATATTTTAACACCTTGCATTAACAAAAAGTATAATTGGTTATTGTCAAAATTTTCAATTAAGTTTCTAACTACAGGTTTCATTGTCATTTCATTGTAGTTATTTTCTAATAAAATATTTAAACAGTCTTTTATCATAACATACTATATTAATTTTAATCCTCTAAATATATAAATCCTTCATTATCAAACCAATAATACTGACCACCTACATTTAGGTATCTATAATCTGGCACATGGAAGTTATTATTTACAAGTACATAATTTTTACTTGTTGAGGTATTAACCATTTTATTATATTTTTGACCAACACCATAATCATTATAAGATGATGTTTCTATGTATAAATATTCATCAATATATTTATCCAAATTAAATGAGAAATTACCCAAATCATTTTTCATTAATTTAAAATATTTTTGTGGTATTAATTTATTCGTACCATCTGTTGATTTACTAAATGTTTGAATTTTACAAGTCCAACCACTTGGTGATATACCACTTCTTGTATAAAATTCTATTTCAAATAAATAGTTGTGGTCAAAATTAAGTGTTTCTGTATAAGTAAAATTAACAACTGTAGAATCATTTTCGGAATATGATTTTATAACTTGATTTGAAACATCATAATTTTGATAATTGTTGCAAGGAACATCGGCAACACCAGTTATATCAATTAAGTTTGAAGATAAAGGAAGAATATTTCTTTTTAGCCATCTCTTTAATTTATTTAGTTTTATTTGTATTTCATCCAAAGAATATAACAAAATATTATTACCATCTTCGTCTGTAATCCTATATGTTAAATTAAATAAATTCGTTTTCTTAAATAAACCAGTATTATATTTTCCACTTATATAATCTGTAGGTGTCCAACCTTCAACGGTATTATCAAAAATGTCCTGAATTAATACTTTATGTAATTTTTGATACAAAGGAGAATTTGGATTTACATTTTTATAATATTCAAATAATTGTAAATCATTCCAACCAAAATAATTTATAGCATTTATCACAGACTTATAAGATCCGATATAATTATAAATTTCTGGATATTGTAACAACATTTCTTTTCGTTTTCTATTCAATAAAGTATAATCTACACCATCTTCATCAATATCGGATTCTATAAATATCTTTTCTACATCTTCATCCAATTGAATACCAAGATTATTAAGAACCATTCTAAATCTTTCATCTTCTACTTCTGTTTCACCTAAAACATTTAACCTTAATATTGGTTTTGGCTGAACCTTTATTTCATAATAATAACCAGATGTTTTTCCTGTTGTTGTAAATGCCGAAAATTCATTTCCATCATTATATTCAAAATCTCTATAATCTTCATAGAATTTCATTTGTTTACCACCGACTTTTTCTATTAATAAAGTTCCATAATTTTCAAAAATTGTAGTTCCTGTAACAGATTGATCTATAAAATCTATTGTAATTGGTTGATATTTTTCAAACCCATAATCTATAAAATTGAAATTTTGTTGTGTTGTTGTAATCAATAAAGTACCAGCTGAATTGAAACTGAATTCAATACCATTTAGATTGTTTAATGAATTTGTATATCCTGAAAATATTATATTTTCAACCTTATCCATAACAACAGTTGTTTGAGATACGCCTTCGTTTGTAGAATTAAAGCCTAAAAATACTTGCAATGGTGTTGGTGTGTAATCATATTCTGTTAATTCATTATAAGAATCTAATAAGAAATTTAAACAGTAATCACCATCTTTTCCTCTAAAAACGGTTTGTTGTTTTGTAGGATCGGCTACATCTTCTAATTTTTTATTTGGTTCATCTCTAAGTATAATATTTTGATTTACACTTGAACAAGGATTTTCTGTGTCCCATAACGGTTTTGGACCAGTATATGTCAATCTACTATCATCTAAATATGGTTGTAAATGGTCACCACTTATATCATAATAGAAAATATCTTCAGAATAAGGTATATCAAATTTTAGAGAATAATAAACATCTTTTGTTGCACTTTCTCTTGGTTTTCTCAAAAATCTATCAACTTCTAAAGTTATATTAGCAAAATCACTATAAAATAATCCTTGATAAGATAATTCTAATATTGAATCGGTTAATCCAACGATATTATACTTTGAGTTATTTTGGGTATAATTTGAATCACTGACTGTTATGATCATACCAGTTGCAAAACCTAAATCATAAAAGCTATTAATGTTTGATAAATATGATAACTCTATTTCGTTGCCAGATAATGATATGAATCTATTTTCAATTTCAGTTGTTATTTCATAACTTGAATAAGCATTTACTTTAACTTTATATGAATGTATTTCAATATTTGGAAATGTAGCATATATACCTAAACTATTTGTGCCGCCTGTCATTATGAATCCTGCAGTAGCAAACAAAGTCGCATATGTTGAAATAAATGATTGAATTGTAGTTTGAGTATCACCAGAAAACGCAATATAATAATCAGTGTCATTTAATTCTAAATTAAATCCAAAATTAGTTTCATTATTATTTAAATCAAAATATATTTCTAAATAATGTTCTCTATTAAAATTATCATAATCATTTGGATAAATATTTTCTTTATATAACTGATTATCAAATTCTAATAAAACCTTATTTATTTCATAATTTGTAATTGCGGTTGTTGTAACTAATATATCATTAATATAAACACTTGGTATAAAATATTTATCATATGTTAAAGCCGAATTAGTATCTTTATTTAAAGAATATGCAGAATGTATATTCAATGTACATGCTGATAATGTTGTTGCTGTTTGTGAGTAAACTAAAATTCCATAATTATTTAACAAATAATCACCATATGAAGTATTAAATGCGTCCAATGTTGAGTTCATGTTTGTTACACCAGATATTTTTAATATTTGTTGTTCAAATGATAAAACATTTGATGTATCGTATGCTATAACATTTTTTGTAAATGTTTGTGGAAATGATGCTGGTATTGACATTGTACAAACAATTGTCTTAACTTCATCTATTGTTATTAATTTTTTAATTGAATAAGAGTTTAATACCGTTTCAGGAATTGTATATTCTTTTACTTTAAATCTTTCGTATCTTTGTGCAAGTGGTATATATTCTGCGTGAGAAGAATTAATATCAACATTATTATACATCCAAATCGCATCTAATTCTAATTGTTCTTGTGTAGTTCTATTGTTACTTTTTGATTTTGTAACAATCATATTATACCAGTTACTATCATTTATAATTCTATTTTTCCAATACTGTATTCTAATATCATAAAATGTTTGAATTGCTGTAACTGTAAATTCTCTCAAATCATTTTTATGTCTTGTAGTTCCAGTTGTTACTGAATTTGCAAGTAGTTGAATAGTGTCACCAACATCTAAAGCATAATCAAAACTTGAAGATGCTCCAGTTATTTGAATAAAATAATCATATGTAAAAAATGCACTTGGATAATATGTCTGAAAGAAAGACATATACTTATTAAAATTCGTTGGTGTTGTATTTTTAATAAAGTTCTGAGATGATTTTCCTTTATTTCCAAAATGAGACATGAAGGTTTTATTTGTATTTAAACTCTTTATTAGTTCTACATTACCGTTATATAAATCAAATTCTGTTGTACCATCAACAATAGTAAAAATAGTATTATTCATAACAGGATTATCATCATAATCTTCGAATACTACTTGTTGATTTTCTTCTAATCCTATCAATGAGTTTAATTTTTTACCAAATTCTATATAAGCTGTTGAACCAGAAACAGTAAATTTTGCAGAACCTTGGTATAATTTTGGTCTTTCTGTTTTTAATTCAAAATCTATTCTTAGCATATCACCACTATTTCCACTCAACGCCCAGGTTTGGTATACGGTTTTCATCTGCGTATTATCTGCATAAATATTCACACCATCGTTTAATTGAGTACCTATGATGCTGAATTTTTTATTATCGTGTAAAGTCCAAGATGAAACTTGTGGGTATATAGTGTTATCATAATCATTAAATGAAACTATGTTATGAGATGATATAGTACCACCAACAAATATATATGACCAACCACTATTTGAGGTTTGAGTATTAACTAATATAGCGTCTGGTTTTGTATCTAAAACCGTATAATATTTGTTATTAAAATCTGTATTTGATGTATTAAATGAAACACCAGAAAATGAAACTACTGTGCCTTTTGGATATTTTTGGTCAAAATCATCACCATAAACCCATTTTGAATAAAAAGTGCCTGCGGCATTTACTCTTGCTATGTTTGTTATAGTATCACCAGAATATGTAAATGGTTGAAAACTTATACCACTTGTATTGTATAGTTCCATTTTATTCATTAATAAATAATCGGTAAGTGTAAATGGTTGAACTTCTTCAAAAGTGTAGATAGTCATGGTTTTGAATAAATCACTTGAATTTTCTTCAAACCTTACAGTGCCTTCATAAACACCTTCATCATTAATCTCAAAATTATATGGATATCCTTCTTGGTTAAAGAACAGTAACTTTTTATCGTTGTAAAATGGCATACATTATTAAATTATAATTTGTATTATATATTAAAATGTCATGAATAAAAGAGAATAAATAAACTTTTTTTGACAAACCAAATACAAACCATTAAAAACAACCATTTTAGTATGGAAATTAAATTAAAAGACAATGTAATTTTTACACCTTATGATGATGCTAAACTCTTGAAAGAAAGAATATTAGACTTCATATTTGAAGCAAAAACCGACAAAATCCTTTATAAAGGTAATCCTAGTGGAATAAATTACAAACTATTAAAAAAGATTTTACCACTTGAACAAATAAAAAAAGATTTAGATTCGAAATCTATAAACAATTTTATAGAAATAAGAAGTGATAATATAAGGGAGGTATATACTGATTTGATAATGAAGGTTAATTGTAAATATTGTCTAATATACAAGGTATAAAAAGAGAATATAAAACTCATTAATCAAAATGAAAGCAGATTATATAACAGGAGCGTTTTTGTTTGGATTTATTTTACTTGGAATATTATTTTGGTTTTCAACTATGAATAAAAAAGAATGGAAACATTTTTTAGATAGCGGAGTATTGTATGGAATGATGTACCCAATTGGAATATGCGTTGTATTTATTATTGCATTTCTTTACGCAGCATTTTCTTAATTAACTATTTAGCAGAATTAAAATCTTTTGGTTTAAAAATAGATGAATTTCCATTGTCATATCAAGAAGCGGATAAATTGTATGGATTAGGAGATGGTTATTGTTGTGATGATTGTGATGGTGATTATAACAATTATAAAAAAATCCGAATGAAAAATTAAAATAAAAAGACCTCAAAAACGAGGTCTTTTTTGCTTACTTATGTTTTTCCTTGAATGACTTTATAGAATCTTTAACATAATTCTCATCATCAAGTTCTGTTACCTCAACGATAGCAGTCACTTCATCTGGAAAAAAGAATCTTGAGAAATCGATTAATCGAACATTTTTTTCCAAATAATCTAATAGAATGTAACATGATGCAAGATTGTGATTTTTTTCAAAACCAAGTTCTTCATTAGACATTTTGACTAAGTTAACTACTTCATCATATGAAAATTGAGCCATACTATAATCTCTACACATTGCTAGTGATTTTATCTTATTTTCACGAATTATTTCCTGTACCTTTTTAGACTTCATAAAAATTTTCTGATTTATTAATTTTATATATAAAAAGAGATAAAATGTTTAAAAAATAAAACCTATATTATGAAACTTAAAAAATATAATCAATTTATTAATGAGGCTTGGGTTGATGGTGTGAGTGATATGGCTAAATATAACAAAATGATAGATTATACATTACTTGATAATAATGCAACAACAGAAGATATTATAAGTTTATGCGAAGCTGCAAGAATAATGGATGTAAAATCAGTTTGTGTTATGCCTAAACATGTTCATATTGCTGCAGAAGAATTATCAGATTGTGGTGTTTTAGTTTGTACTGTAATATCATTTCCCGAAGGAACAAATACAAATATACAAAAAGAAAAAGAAACTATTCAAGTTATTCAAGATGGTGCAGATGAAGTTGATATGGTATTAAATTATCAAAATTTAAAGAAAAACTGGAATGAAAATAATCAATCTGGTGCTATTCCTCATGAAAATGATGATTTGTATATAACTGTTGTGGAAGAAATTGGCGAAATTGCTAAAATATGTCATAGTTCAGAAAACAAAGACAACGAACCAATAATATTAAAAGTTATTGTCGAAAGTGGTAGGTTAGATATTGATCAGACAGAATTTGTTACAAATGCTTGTATGCAAGCAAATGCAGATTTTATAAAAACATCAACTGGTAAAGTAGAAATTGGAGCAGAACTTGATAAAGTTAAAGCAATGTATAATATTATACAAAATGCTGATGAAGATAATTCTATTGTTATGTATGATGAACATGGTAATGATGAAAATATTTATCCTTATAATATTAATTTAAAAATAAAAGCTTCTGGTGGTGTTAGAACAATGGAAGATATTAAAAAATTTGAACCATATGTAGATAGATTTGGAATGGGTTATGCTGCAGTTGATGCACTCAATGGTTTAGAAAGAAAAGGTGATTCCAATTATTAAAAATAAATATAAAATATGAAAGTATTAAAAACTTACAACCAATTTAATGAATCGTTATCAAGTAATGATGATATGGATATTGTATATGTTATAGATTCATTAGTAAAAGATGCCAAAAGTTCAAAGGATATACTAAAAGTAAAAGACCTCATAAAACAAATTCAAACAAATGAAGGAAAAGTAAATGAAGGAATTTTACAAAATTTAAAAAATTGGTTAGATGATAAATTATTCAAATATTTAATAAATAGAAAATCAAGTTTCTATACAAAATTGATGAATAAATTAAATATTTTCGATTTGTCAACTTTGGATGATGTTTTTGAATCTTATCCAGGTTTTACAAAATTACATTCTTTATATTTAGCTGGTGGAATGGACGAAAGTCCAGATTGTGGTAAAGGATGGAGAGTTAAATTGGAAGACCAATTTGGCGAAGATCATATTATTGAAGATGATACATTAGTTAGAGTAATTAGAGACCCTAAAGTTTTATCAGAATTTTCATATCCTGTTTTATTAAATCCTGTTAGAAAAGAAGTTGATAGAAATAAATCAGATGAATTTGATAAAGCAATCGCAGCATTAAAATCTCCTGATTATGACCCAAGAAAAGACGATGAAAAACCTATTGATTTCTTTAAAAAGACATTTGCAAGTTCAATTGAACCAGATGATGAACATCTTTTAAGAATTTCTGATGCTGTATTTTTAGGACAAGATAGAGCCGCTGGAGCAGGAACTTATGGCGAATTGGAATTACTTTCATTATCAAGAAAACCTCTTTTCTGTTGGCTTATTAATAAATCTGCTGGCAAAATTGGTGAAGTTAAATTATGGACAATTCCAACTTTATCAAAAGTTATGTTAAACGAAGAAGATATGAAAACATTTGTTAAAACAATAAAAAAATATACTTAATATGGCACTCAAAAAATATAGTGATTTTATTCCACTATCTATTGGTATTGAAGATTATTTAAATGGTGGACAAATACATAGAATTTATTTACACGGTGAAGTTATAGTAATGGAATTTTTCTTGGGTTAATTATTCAACAATTCTCCCCAATTTTTTAATACGAAGAAGTCTCTTAACGACTTCTTCTTTTGTTTCACGACCATTCAAATAATAATCTTTATCAATTATTTCTGAATATTTATTATACTTAACATATGCAGGACCATTCTCATTATGAATAAATCCATTTTTTAAAAAATATTTACTTGATGTTGTTATTTTGTTACAGAATATTTGGTCTAATTTATAAAAGTTATCATACACAAAAAGATGAAAATCAACAAAATCTTTAAAAACGGTTGTTGTACCTGTAACATCAAATACAGAAATCATATAACTATAATTTCCTATTCTGACCCACGAAATATCTTTTGCTTTTATTGTAATGACTTTACCCCTTCTAACAACATCATATTCATATGGTAGATTATTAATTTTCTCTTTTAATTTTGCATCACTGAATATGTTCATTTATTTAACATCTTTTTCTACTACTACTCTTGTCAATTTCTTTTCTCTAAGAATTTGATTAGCCTTTAGTCTCCATTCTGTTTCATTCATTGCTTCACCATATAAATAGAAAAATCCTCTATTACCATTGTGAAATTCTATGGCTGGACCATTTAATCTGTGATAGACACCATTCTCTTTATATTCCCATCTATCTTTAAAACGAATCTTTTGATATGTAGAATCATCAATAAGCCATTCGTTTACTTTTATTTCATTTTCGTAAAATTCTTTTAATTTCTGTTCCTTTTCTTGTGGGTCAGATAATTGCATAATATCTTCGTATGTCATAATTTAAAATTGAGAATATTTTACAAGATTGCCAACAAAATCGTGTATCCATTGACCAATTGCTTGTCCTGATTCAATTGGAAAAATAATTAGAATTGATAAAATAAAAATAGAGATAATCCACCATTTTCTTTTTTTACATAAGGAGATTATCCAATTTTTGAACCTTCTTTTTTTAACTTCTTTCTGTTGTTCTTTAACTCTTAAATCTTCCATATATTTCTATTATATTTTAAAATATAAACCCCAATTTAATGAATCGTTTATATTATTATATACATCTAGTTTATCAAAACCATTTTTACCAACAACTATCTGTAAAAAATATTTATAAATTTCATTTTTAGAATCTATTTCAGATGCACCAATACAGAAATAATTTTTAATAATTCTCGATTTCACTGTGTCAACTAATATATAATGAATTCTATTCAAAATTTCTATCATTTCATTTTTATTAGTCAATTTTTCATAATCATCTTTATTTAAATCTAAATCTGACAAACTAAATGATATATGATTTACAGTACCTTTATTTTTTTCATTTATAGGCATAATATCTATTCTATATGATGTATCACTATTTGTAGAAAAAGTAATTTTGAAATCGTTACCTGCTTTAAAAATATTATAAGTTGTTTGAATAGGATTGTTGAAAATCTCTTTTATAATACCATGTTCAATTAACAATTTATCTTTTGATGAAGTATAAATTTTTAAATTCTTTTTTAATCTATCTGTTTTATACTTATCGATAAATAAACGATAATGTTGATGTTTTGTATATAAATAGTTCATTTTATTTATATAAAATGCTTAAAGATAAGTTTAATTTATCTATAATTACTTGCTATACTACCACCATAGAAATTTCCTTTAATCCACATTCCTGAATAATAATTACCATTATAGAAATCTCCATTATACCAAGTTCCTTTATACCAAGTACCATTCAACCAAGTTGGTACATCAACTTCATCCGAATAGAATGTTTTTACTTGTATATCATAAACTCTTAATTGTTGACATACGGTCATATCTAAATCAAATGTTAAATTAACTCTCAATCTTTCACTTGATGTAGTTACTAATCGAGGATTATATGTGTCTAAATCAAAAGGAGGTGTTGCACCACTATAATATAATTCTAAACCTCTATTCTGATCATCAACTAACCCCCACATATCATCTAAATTACCAAAATACCAATTTTCAAGACTTGAATAATTTAAAGAAACATTTTTTGTTTTACCAATTGGTATATCTGGATATCCAAGTGCAGTATAACCTGTATAATAAGCAGGATTATAATAACACGCATCATCTGTTCCCCAAGTTTTAACATCACCACTATCGATATGATTCAATACTAAATCTTTTAGTGGTAACATTGATGTAATATTTTTATAACCACTTCTATAACTACTATTTGGTGTTACTTGTGTTTTAAATTTTACCATGTAACCATTTACTAATGTTACATTTAAGTCTGTTATAAAATCATAATTAAAATCAAAATCTTGGAATGATAACATAGAACTAGTTGTACCTGTTCTTGATGACATCACATTTGTATAATTGACTATTTTTCCAGAATCACTCGATGCGTTTGTTTTATATTTCTTTGAAACAGTTACATAATATTGACCACCAGTAGTACCAGTTGCCATAACTGTTGTTATACCATTATAACTTTCGTTTGTATAACCTTTATTTTGTTCAATATAAACAAAATCACCTTTCCTAAATTTTGTTAAATTTGGTCCTATGAATTGTACAACATTATATGTTATTGGTATTGGTATTGATCCAAAACTACTTCTTGAAAATATTGGTTGACCTTGTTCAACATAAGTAGTAGAATTTATAGCACTATAACCCCAATATGTCATTCCTGTGCCTGTTCCGTTATCTAATTTTATTTTCCTACGAATTCGTAAAGTCTGATTATTTCCCATAAAAAATGGAAAAGTAATATTATATATTCCAAATGTCCATGAACCACCACCTAGATTTGTAACAGATGATACATAGTATTCAACATTATTCATAACAAATTTTATATCACACCATTCGTTTATTTCTGTAAAATCATATAAATTTGTGACACTTGTACTTGTCAATATGTCAAATTTATCAACATTAAATGTTAAACTTCTTGATTGTGTAAAAGTAATAGAACTTACTCCATGTGATGATAATTTTATAGCCACATCTTCTATATAATGTGTTAATTCATAATATGTATTTGAAGTATTCGATGCTGTAACATCATTTGCAGACATTGTTATGTCTGGCATAACTGTATCACCACTCCATTTATATAAATTAGTTCTTAAATCGGCTTGTGATGTGTAAATTGGTTCTGTCCATTCTGTTGCATTTATAAAGCCAAATATACCATTCTTCCAAATACCATTTTTCCAAGTACCAGTTCTGAAATGACCACCATACCATATACCATTATCCCAAGTACCACTGTGCCATATACTTAAATAATTTTTAGCAGATTCTACTGGTTGTCCAGTGCTTCCAGTAACATAACCAGAAAACCATTCACCATTTTTCCAAGTACCATCATACCAATTACAAATTGGAGAATAATCGTCTGTGTCTAAAAGTGTATTACCAAATCTACTAACTTCAGTACTTTTTAATTTACTGAATGTTCCATTCATCCAATCACCATTTATAAATTCGCCATTATACCAATAACCATTATACCAAGTATCACCATCAAATGTTCCATTAAACCACATACCATTCAACCACATAGAATTTGTCATATCACCATTTACATGACGACCACTGTTCCATATTGCATTATAAAACTCACCATTTTGAAATATGCCATCAACCCATGTTGATACTGATTTTTCTTCATATTGTAATGAACCCCCTATTAAATCACTTTCTTTTCTGAAATTGATATAACTATATCCTTCGTATGTTTCATTATAATAATCAAAGTCTGCCCAATCTTGTGTAGTACCACTTTCACCAAAAGTACCGCTATAGAATTTTCCATTCATCCACAAACCATTGTGAAAAGTAGAATAGTTATCACCAGTTTGTCTTATAAAAAATACTTCATTTAATACATCAAATTTATCCAACTGATAAGAGAAGAACAAACCATTTTTCCAAACACCAGTATAAAAGTTTCCAGAGTACCAAGTACCATCTTCCCACTCACCACAATACCAATCACCAAAATACCAAACAATACCTCTATCATTTTCACCTATGATAGCGTCTTTTACTTTTGCGTTTAATAACCAGTTATAACTTATTTTAACTTTTTCTAAAGACATTCCATTTACAAAAATCACATTTGATTTTTCAAAATCAGTGCCTTCTATATCTACTCTTACAGCCATTAGAACGAATTTATTTTTATTTTTTCTAAGAAAATCTTATACTGAGTTGGGTCTATTACGTCATAATAAAAATCACCAGGATAAACTTTTCCACCGAAATATGCACCACCATTATAGTGTCCTCCTATATATACACTATCATCGACCACACTCAAAGAATTTATGTATAAATTGCTTGTAGATGTTTTGTTATATAAACCTACAAGAGCACCTGTAGTTGGACTCAATTTCATTACATATGAACCTGTTGTTTGACAATATAATATATTGTTATCTAAAATTGTTGATGAATTGTAATAACCACTAACAAGCAAGAAATTACCAAACATACCATCGTAAATTGTAATATCTGTTGCATAATCATTATTATTTCCACCAAAACTTTTGCCCCAGACAACATTTCCATCGGTATCAAATTTCAAAACAAATATATTCCAATTTGTATTCCAAATTTGTATTGAATAATCTAAACAAGCTTGTGCAGCAGAGGTTGTATGTCCAGATTGTGCAACAATAGCAGCAGTATTTGTTTTGCCAGCACCAATAGCATCACTCGTTCCAACAGTATCAGTTATATTACTCCAAGCATAATTACCAACCAAGTTTGATGGACCAGCTTCATAATATGTCCAAGTGCCATCACCATTATCAATTTTATGGAAAATCCAACCACTTGCTGGACCATTACTACCAATAGAATAATTAGCAGTTGAAATAAAATCTCTAACTGGTCTAACTGTACCATCGTTTATGGTTTTTGGATGCCCAAATAAATAAGGAGTTGTCATTTGTCTAAACCAAGCAAATTGTGGAATAATCCATTCTGAACTAGATAAATAAGTACCTAAAACAAAATTACCATATCCAGACAATGATAAATTATTATACATCAATGTCATTTCATCTCTTGATGGTAAATACCAATCATCATATGTTATACTATTATTAGAACCATATTCTGTTCCATCTATACTTAACCTGCCTTGTGCTTTTATTAACATATATATAGCATCGTTATTGTACAACATTTTATGAACAAAATGATTATCATCATTTGAGCTTTGATAATCTAATGTATAAATAGGTTTGCACCAATATAAAAATCCATCAGCTGCATTCAATTTCATTAATGTAATATAATTATAACCAGAAGTATTTAATATACAATCTCCTTTTACACCGCCTTCATCAATATATTCTAATCCTGCAGATGAATTAACTCTATTAGATGCATAAATATAATTATTAGTATCATCACCAATTAGTTTTGCGGATGTATCATATATTGTATATGTGTTTATTGTATTTCTATTAGCGGTTGGTGGAACTGTTGTGAAAGAAGATGCCCAGAATTTTTTATACCATAAAATTGTTTTGAAATCTTCACTATATTTAACAATTGCATTTGTACTATAACTACTAGCAGTTATAGAATCTGACAATATTTCTACTGGCAAATCATTATTAAATTGTTGATAATATCTACCACTCCAAGCTGATAAAAAAGTATAATGATAACCAGCTACATTTACATAATCCTGAATACTATTAGTTCCATATAAATCGATAGATTTATATGTTATAGCGGTGACTATTTCCCTTGCATAATTAAACATTAATAAATGACTTTGATACTGCGAGGTTAAAGCGGATTGTGAATTGATTTGTGTTACACCTTCGGTTGTTGAAGAAGGAGAATCAAATAATAAATATGATGCCGATATATCACGACCTGTATAATACAAATGATATGTATTCAAATCGTCATCAGTTTTTATATCATAACAATAACTGTATGCTGTATTGGCACCAATAAAGTGTGTATAAATAAATCCTTTTTCTGTTAGATTTTGACCATCAAACACAAGAGCCGCACTATTTCTATACCAATCTAACGTATTATAATCATCAGTTTGAAGTGCAAATTCGTATTTACCTTGATATTTAACATTTAAATATATTTCGCCATCAAGAAGTGTAGCAGATTGTACATAAGATTCTGCATCAAATCCATACGCATCATATGAAATACCTGTATAAAATATATTTCTAACTGTGGTTAGATCAAGATTTTTCAATTCTAAAGGATATGACAATTTTGTTATACCATCTATACCAACATCTATTAATTCAATAGGTTGATATGTCAAATTAACATCATATAAATGTCTATAATTTGTGTCTATATTAATATCAAATATGTCTAAATTAAATAAATCGTCTTTTTGATATAAAAGACCAGTTGATAAGTTTCTAACAAACTCGTTTTCTTTAAGTATTAAAGCATATTGGGAACAAATTCTACTTCTTACATTATCAGGATACTTGTAGTAATGAGAATGAGGGTAATTCAAATAAATATCATATAAAATATCAGATATATCTTGAACTTTGCTAACATTAATAAAATCAAATGTGTTAGCTGTTATTCCAATATCCATTCGTGGCTTTTCAATCAACATATATTCATCTGTTATTTCATAAATCATTGTTCTTGAACTATTTGTTGTGAAGTAATATGGTGATGATGGTTCTGTTCCTGATTTAGCAAGAATTCCAAAATCTATAAATGTATATTGTTTAAAATCTAATAGTTTAGCTGTATCTTTTGGAATAATTTTGAATAAACTCGATTGTATAGGGAAATATGTATCTGTTGATGTATGTCCTTGGAACGCCCAATTCACTATCATTTCTTCAATTGTATAGTCGCTGCATAACATATATGCTTCATTGTATATATTAACTGGAATTTCTCCCATATTATCTAAGAAAGTTTTCAATTTATAATGTTGATATGGACTTTCAGTAGTAAATGTGTATGCACTTGTTGTACTAGTCAAACTTATTAGTGTAAAATCAAAATATCTAAAATAATCAGTGTCTTGAATTGTGTTAACTCTAATTCTATCATCAAGAGATGAAAAATCTATTATTTCACCATATGGTGAAGCATTTAAATAATTTTGAAATTGATTATTTATTTCGGCATATGTATTTCCAGAATTACAATGATGTAAATTTCTAATACCAAATCTATATGAACTTGAAATCAAATTATTATAAAACCATCCAGGAATTTCACCATCAATTGTTACATAATTAGAATCTATTGCCTTAATCTTTCCAAACCAATTTAATAATGAACCACCAGGTAATATTTCTGTTGTTGTGAAAACATTTGTATCATTTCTAAAAGATACAACAACATGGTCACCAACAAGACTATTTGAATAAAATGTTGAATCGACTACAAATGTTGTATTTCCAGTCCAATCAAACATAGTACTTGCTGTTGTATTTCCAGTTAATGTATAAAACAAATCCCCAGTATTTGATATAATATATTGATTATCTAAATAATTAATAATAATTTGATCTGTTGTGCTTGAAAGTGGGTACATATCAAAATAACCCCAATTATCAATTTCTATCAATGTTCTTGCAACAGCATAATCAGTGAATAACATTTTACAAGGATTACTTAAAGTATTTCCAGAAGAATCTAATAAAATGGTTTTATTAGATGTAATGACATAATCTATATGATGTTTTACAATCCAAGAATGTCCTGTTAAAAACGATTTCTCTTCATTTACAATTGGAAACTGAATTCCTTCATTTTTTAGAAAATATTGTTTTTCTTTATTAGAACCTAATTTAACAAAAAACTTAGCTCTCCAAGCATCATCTCTTGTTGTTAATAATTCTGCATTTTCTAAAAGATAATTATTAGTAACTCTATAAATATCATTTTCTTCTGAACTATCTTGTGATGTTAATAATATTAAATGACCAGGTTTTACATTTGTATTATCAATAGTAAAATGACTTGTGGTTATATCTACATTCTCACTTGAAGCAATATCAACTTGATACATATTTGACATATATTCGTCTATAATATTATATTCATTATACATATTATTAATTGAATATCCATCACCTGTCATCAAAGATATATTGTAAATATCATCAGTATCTTTAACATAAGAATAACAAATTCCATTAAAACATTGTTGAAATCTAAAATATGTGTCATATGTTTTTAATGTATTACCACTGGTAAATATATCTTCTCTGTACATTAAATTATAAACTTGATCATCATTTATATAAAATGCTCTTGCTTGAATATCATATATTTTTGATACATGATAACACATATAATATGTATCATAACCATTTAAATATCTTGCTAAATACCAATTTCTCTTAGCCTTAACATTATAGAAAGATGGTATTGTTTCATAACCTCTGAATACATGTTGGGTTGCACCAATCAAAATGCTGAATGTTGAACTCGTTAATATATCTCTTGTTATAGTGTAATCACTCGACCACATATCATCTTTTCCACCATATACTACAGTTTCCTTATCTGTTGACCATATATTCGTTGGTGGGAAAACATAATACCCATCATCACTGATATAATATTGATCATTCTGTGATATTGTAGTTGATATAATTTCTGGTGAATATAATGTAGCGTAATTATTAAAAGTTTGTGCTGTTGTACAACCAGAATTTATATCCAAAGTAACTAAACTATCATATGTATAATGTGTTATATTATTATCATAATACCATTTATCGTAACCAAATATAATATTTGTTATTGTATTATCATATAAACTATATGCAGATTTTGATACCTTAACTTCTAAGCCACATATTGTTGAACCAGTTGGAATATTAAAATTATAATCATATGTTACTAATGTTGGAGTACCAACTTTTCTAATAGAATGATTGGCGTTTGGTGATAATATAGAAGTATATGAATCATCAAAGGTTTTAACATTGTCTATATTATTCCATATAGATTTCAATTCTCCATCATAAATATCATCATAAGAACTATCTACAATATCTGTTTTGTTTGTTGATGTTTTTGGTTCATAATGTGTTGATGAACTAATAGATGTCCCGTAGTAACATTGTTTTACTGAATTTGGACTAACCCAATCTGTATGTCTTATTACATTAGATGTACCAGTTAATGTATCGTATTCAATTTTTTGTTGCCAAAACCAAGTCATTATAGTTTATTATTTTCTTTGGTTTATATATTAAAATGTTAATGTTAAAAGAAAGCAACTTTAATTTGAAAAAAGGGTTTTATTCTTTAATATATACCTATATAAAAAATAATAAATTAGAGAATGAAAAATTTATTTGATTACAAAGATTTCATAAATGAAACAAAGAAAGCTGCAACTTCGTTGACAGTATTTAAAAAAGATGTTGATAACATCATAAGTGATATGTTTCTCCAAGCAAAGAAACAAAAATATGAATATGATTCTGATGGTTTTCCAATTTCAGTAGAATTTGAAGTTGTTTACAATGACTGGTTTTGCAAATATGATGATGACCTTAAAAGTGATTTTACAGAAGGCGTTTTAAAGAAAAGAGAATATGAACCAGTTCTTAGTTATTCATCAAAGAATCAAGATGGAAATGGTAAAGATGAAAATACTTATACTCTTAAATTCAAAATTAAGAAAATAAAAGTTGATAAAGAAGCTTTAGAAAAAGGTGAAGAAAAGAAAAGAAGTGAACAATTAGAAAGAGATTCTGATGATCAACTTTTGAAGAAATTAAAATCAAAGAAAACATCTGACCTTAATAAAGAAAAAATTATGGACATCTTAAAAGATAGAGGTGTTGATTTTAAAGATCCATTTGATGAAGAAGATAAAGAAGAAATGTCAGATGAAGAAATGGAAAAAGCAGCAGAAAGATCTGCAAAAGCTAAAGAGAAAAAATCAAAAAAGAATGAGGCTTATTCATTAAACGAAAGTCATATGAATAATATTTATTTGATTGCTCGAGAGGCATTAACTTTTGAAGATTTTAAATTAGAAATGACAAAACAATATCCAGATATATTTCGTGGATCTATTGAACAACAAGAAGAAATGGATAATTATTTAGGCGAACTTTATGATAATGCTAAAAAAGACATCGCAGTACAAGAAAAGAAAGAAGAAAAAGAAGAAAAATGTGGTTGTGGTAAAAACAAAAAAGGCGAATGTGAATGTGAAAAAAGTAAAGAAAAATGTGGATGCGAAGAAGGTAAATGTAAATGTAATGAAGGTCTTATTGGCAAAATAGCAAAAGTTTTAAGCAAAGCAGAATATAATAAAACTTTAAAACATTGTATATTTGCTTGTGATGGCGAATGCACAAAAGAAAAAGTTAAAGATGCTATGAAAGGTATGATTTTTTCAAAAATTACTAAAAAATCATTAGATGAAGATTCAATACTTATGAATTCTTTAGTTGATGAAATTTATAAAGATTGTAAAAAAGAATTAGATAAAAAAGAATCATTTGGTTCAAAAGAATGGCAAGAAAAATATGGCGTTTCTCTTAAAGAAGAAAAAGAAGAATCTTGTTTAAAATGTCTTGTTAATGAAGCTCTTAAAATCAAAAAAATTGATGAAATGGAATCATTAAACGATGCTTTCAATAAAGTTTATGAAGAAAATAAGATTATTGAAAATTTAGATACAATTAAAAAGTTTAAAGAATAAATTATGAAATTCTATAAAAACACACAAGATTATAAAATAAAAAAGACCTCAAATGAGGTCTTTTTTTATTCAATACTATCCATAAAATTTTTATACGAATTCATTCGGAATTTCTCATTTTCAATATCAAAGAATATTGTTTGTGCATTAACTTCTTTCATATCCACAAAATAAGCTACAGATTTTCCATCTTTCTTAATAGTTTCAACATCACCTGGAGATTCCATAACAAATGATAATTTTTGCATTATTCCTTCCGCATCAGAAGGTTTTGAATATGTACTTATAATATCAATCAATTCTTCTGAGTATTCGTTATAATATTTTACAATTAACTCATTTAATTTGTTATTATTGTAGGCTTCGTATTGTCTTATATATTTCATAATCTGTTATTCTTTTGTCTTATTTTTTTACCTGTTTTCTTTTCTAATTTTTGAATGAATTTGAATGATAATCTATCATTTATAAACAAACATGGGCTATCTGTCCAACATTCGTTATAACTATTAATTGATATTTTATCTATATGTTGCTTCCAATTTCCTTGAACTGATTCATTATATATTTCTTGCCAACTTAACAATCTAAAATTGTTCAATGTTGGTGACATCATCATTCTTATTTTTTTGAAAAGTTTACCATTTTCTAAAATTTTAGATAATAATTCATATTGTCTATTATTATTTGGTATTTCTATATAATCATCTAATGATTTTATTTCATTTTTAAATATTTTAAAATTCTTATCATTTAGTTCTTCTTTAGTTTGGTCTTTGTATATATTTGCAAGAATATTAAAAAAATTATCAATATCATATGAAAATCCTAAATATTCACTTGTTCCCTTTTTGAAAGCTTGAAAAATATCAGATGCTGGTGCTATTCCCCACATCGAACCGTCAATAGGTATAACAATATATTCTTCATCACCAATTTGTTTTTTACCAAGTGAACAAATAAAAGATTTTGTTCTTTTTGGAAATAATTTCCATTCTGGAAGATTATCTAACATTAATGTATAATGATTTGAATTGTCTCTTGACCATCTTTTAACAGGTTTACTATAATAAATATCTAATAATTTATTGTTATCATCACCATCATTTGATGTCATTGTTATACCTCTCACCATTCTAAAAGGATGATTAATAAAATCTTGACAATTCTTTATTGCGAAATTAACAGCTTTATCAATTTTCATTTCTTCAGCCGCTTTTAGAAAACGATTAACTGTTTTCTTTTCTCTCTTTCTCCAAATGCTTGTGTCTTCAAATTGTTGTAAATATTTCATTATATTAATTCATTCATTTTTCCATTTGATTTAAGCTTTTCTAACAATGGTATTTTTTGCATAGTATTATGTTGTCCTTGTATAAATAAACAAGTTGATTCTGACCATATTTCATTTCTTGTATTATGAATTCCATATTTTCCTCTTTGATATAACTGTTGTAAATTTAATAATTTAAATCTGTTAATTTCTGGTGAAAATATATGTAATAATTTTTTCCAAGCATTTTTTGACATAAAATTGATAAAATCTTCTTCATAATCTATATCATCTTCTCCTATATATTTAACCTCAACACCGTGTCTATTATTTTTAAATTCTTTCAACTTTTTTTCTATCTCATCTATACCCTTATGCAAATCTTCATAATTTGTTTGGCTCAATTCTACATTAAATTTTTTAGAAATATCAAGTATTCTATCAACAAAATTATCAGCTGCTTCTGTCATCCAACCAGCGGCATCCATACCATTAATAAATGAATCATATATATCTACTTCATTACAAACGCCCCAAATAGAATTATCATTTGGTATAACAACAAATGCGTTACCATTCATATTAGAATATAACAAAGAACAAATAAAAGATTTACTTCTCTTTGGATAATCTTTCCATTCTGGTGCATTATCCATAATTAAAGTATAATAATTTTCACAATCTCTTGAAATTCTATCTACTGGTTTAGAATAAAAACAATTTTCAGTTGTTTGAATTCTTCTTCCTATTTTTACTGGATATTCTAACCATTCATTACAATTTTTTATAACATAATCAAAAGCTTCATCTTCGGTTAATTTGACCATTGATTTTACGAACCTATTTTTTACATCTAAAGTATTAGGGATTCTTTTTTCATCATATACAAAATATTCATATTTATTTAGATATTTCATAAACTTTCAAATGATATATTTTTATTTATATATTTAGATAAATTATTAATAAAATTTTTAAAATTTTCACCACGATTTCCATATTTTATAAATACACATGGCGAATCAGTCCATAGTTCTTTATAATTATCAAATTGATTTTCATCATATTTTATTTCTGTATATTTTTTATGAGTGAATTTGTTCAAATCTGGTTTCATTGCATAATCTATTTTATATGGTAATGCTTCTGAACCATTAGTTGTAAAAAAATTATGTACCTGATATAGATTGACATCCTCTACTGAAAGTTTTATGTATTTTTGAGTAAATAGTTCTTGTGATAATTTATTAATATCTGATAACATTCCTGTGTAAGAATCATCACTTATGCCGTCTAAATCTAATTTAAGTGATAGTCTATTCAATTGTTCAAAAAAATTATCTGGACCAGTACCAAGTGTTTCCCAGAAACATTCATAAATATCATCTTCTGGCGCAATACCCCAATTAGAACCATCTATTGGTATTACCACATAATAAAATGGTCCCAACACTTCATGTTCATCACCGATACTACATATGAAGGATTTACCTCTCTTTGGATATTCTTTCCAATTATTTGAATTATCAATCATTAGTGTGTACCAATTTGGATTATCTCTTGATGTTCTTTGTATTGGTTCACTTCTAAAAAAATCAACTTTTGCATTACATTCTCTGTATATCAAAACTGGTCTGTTTATAAATTCTTTACAATGTTCAGCAACATATTGTATAGTATCATCTTTTGACATATCTGTCATCACTTTACTATATTCAATAGATTGTTTTACAGTAGACTTTACCAAGTCTCTGTGACTAAAATCTTCATATGTTTTTAGGATTTTCAAACTCTTATATAAATTTTATAAGAGTATATATTAATTCTTCAGTCTAGTATAATCGATGATGATATTGATTTTGAAAAATAAATCATCTCTTTCGCCTTTTGTATTAATTATAAGACCTTTTCCTTTTAATCTTATTAAATCACCATCTTTTGTTTTTGCCGGAATGGTAACTTTTATCTTACTATCATCTAAAGCCACATATTCATATTTTATGCCTTTTATAGCATCATCATAATGCAAATCTAAATTATAATATAATTTGTTGTCTATTATTTTGTGATTTGGTACATCTTGATAGATTATTTTTAATTTTAAATCACCTTTCTTTTCTCTGAAATATTTAGACTGATGACCAAATCCTCTTAAATATTTATCTTCTGAAACTCTCATACTCTCAATGTTTGTAACATTGAATTCCGCATCTTTCAAAACAATCTTTTCTCCATCGTTACAAGAACCACAAGGTAAAGAATATACTCTACCCATTCCTTGACAATATTCACATTTTCTGCCTAAATTATCTTTTCCTCTTCCGTTACACATTTCGCATTCATATGATTCACTTCTTGGATCAAAACCAGTTCCTTTACAAGTTTCACAATGAACAAATCTCTTATATGAAACTTTTATAGGTTTGCCTTTATAAACATCATTTAATGTAACAATTAAATTTACAGTAATATCTAAATTTTCTTGAAATTCTCTATATTCATTTTTTGCACCAAAAAAAGAACCAAACGGAATACCACCTTGTGTAAATGGGTTTCCACCACCGAAGAAAGCGTTAAAAATATCATCCATACCAAAGCCGCCAACATGTGCAAATGGATTTGGATTATAAGAATTTCCGTGAGGACTTTGTGAATCATATTGTTTTTTTGATGTTTCATCACCAAGAACAGAATTTGCTTCTGAAATTTGTTTAAATTTTTCTTCTTTTGTTTTATCGCCTTTGTTTCGATCAGGATGGTACAATAATGCTAATTTTCTATATGTTTTTTTAATTTCATCTATAGTTGCATTTTTATTTACTCCTAATATTGAATAATAATTTTTATTTAGGTCCATTTTCTATAAATAGTTTTTTGTTTATATATTAGTTAAATGTAGTTTGTTTAAATAAAAAAAAGTCGCTTTTTAGCGACTTTTTAAAAATTTTATAAACCTGATGGCAAATCTGCTTCATTAGCTTGACAATAATCTTTAATTGCTTTTCTTTGTTTGGTTGTTAATTTCTTTGGTAATGAAAATGTTGGTGGGTCAGTCCAACCTAAAATTCTAACCCAACCTTCTTTTTCTAAAATCTCATAATGATAACCACCATATTCCTTAGCTTTTTTAATATCATCATATGTCCAATTATTTTGTTCTAACCATTCTATTGCAAATTCCTCATGTCCAGCAAATCTAACACGGTATTCATTTCCAGAAGGATCAATCCAACAAGATGGATAATCTTTTTTCTTTCTTTCTTCTTTTTCCTTTTGTTTCTTATACCAATCGTAAAGGTCGGCTTTTCTTTGTGTTATTTCTTTTTTTATTTCTTCTGTTTCTTTTCTTAATTTAGTTAATTCATCATCTGGTTCATGAAATGAAAGTTTACCATCAATTGTTTTAATGATTTCAACATCTTTGACAGGTTCATTGGTTGGTTCAACGTACATTATAACATGATCAAATACAACATGAAAATCAAATTTATTATAGATATAATCGCTGTTATCTCTATCCCAATCGTCAGCTTCTCTTTTATCTAAATCACCTCCAACAATTGTTTCAAAGACAACTTTTTCAAATTCTCTATCCCAATTTAACAATGTCCAATAAAATACTATTTTAGTATTCTTAGTTGTTTTTGATTCGTATGTTTTTAAATATTTCATATAACGATTATTTATTTTCAAATTCATCAAAAGATAATAGTTTATCTAATTTTTGCAATTTTTTCAAAGCATTTTTGCGTTTTCTGCTTTCTTTTCTTATAACATTTTTAACAGTCTGTTTGAATCTATCTGGTTCAGCAGTAGATGGTACATATTTTTTAGGAAATTCACCACCCATAGCACCAGTTTGACCATATATATCACCGCTACCGCCAATACTTCCGTCAGAAGCACCTGCTGTTAAAAAATTAGATGTAACATTAACAACTGGTGGTCCAGGATAACAATCACTAGGAGATGTTTCAAAATATTTAAGATATTTCATAAATTATTTCTTCCAATGTTTCTTTGCTCTCTTTGCAAATAAAAGTTGTGACATTTTAGTTCTGTCAGTGTCAGATACTTTATAACCTTTATCTTTTTCTTTTGCTGCAGCGTGTTTGTCTTTTAATGCAGTAATCTCTTTGTTTATTTCAGCAATAGTCTTTCCTGCGTGTTCGCCAGTTTGTTTAACTTTAACATCACCAGACCATTTTTCATTTACAAATTTATCAAAATTCATAATTGTTTTCATGATAGTATATTTATTTTTTTATACTTGTACTTGTATTTGTCTTAATTCATCATCAATATATGTTTTACACATATCAATTATATTATCAATATCAAACCATTTAAAATATTCTGTTTTTTCTTTGTTTATTGGTTCAATAACAACAACATCATTGTCAACATCATAATATATTGATAGAACAGGTTTATCTACAACCTTTACTATAACCTTTATAGGATTTTTTTCAATGTTTATTGAAATCTGATTGCCATAAATGTTTTTCAATTGTTCGATGAATATTTTTACATCAGCAAACATTGATGATTCTTTTAAAAAATGATTGTATTTTTGCATATATTTATTTTGTTTTTAAATTATTAAATTTGATTACATCATCTAATTTATTATCCATTTTTTCAAGTTTATCTCTTTGATATTGTAATTCTACTGATATTTTCTCTAACATATTCCAAACTCTTGATGAATCTTCAAACAATTCTATATTTTCATTAGTACCATCAGCAGTTAACCAATCAGTATATGATGTTACATACATATTTTCTTTTGGTTGTTCTGTACCCATATGTTCTTTTGTTATTTTTCTTTTCTTCTTACCAACAGGTGTTTTTGTAAAAACACCAGCTTTTGCTGGCAAATCACCAGAACCAGCAATCGAACCACTAACATCACCTGGTATAGCTGAAACTGTTGGTGCAGTTACATTACCCATACCAGCAGTGTTACCAGCTGTTGCAAATGCAACACCACCATCTTCATTAACTTTTGTATTAACAAATTTATTAAATGGTATTATAACTTCACATTTAGGTGGTCTTTTTTTTGCGTGTTTGAATTTTGGTTTTTGTTGAGTTGATTTACCAAACGATGTTGCAACTTTATCACCAGAACCTTTTGTGCTAGTTTCGCCTGGAACTGCACCTGGTTGTGATGCACTTACATTTCCTATACCAGCTGTATTACCAGCCGTTACAAAAGCATCCTCGTTCAAATGAAAATCAGAATATGTTTTCACACTTTCATTTTTAGGTTCTTCTCTAGGAGGTTCTTCTGGTCTTGGCACTCTTTTACTTGGCAATTCACTTACTGTTTGTTCTTGTGGTTGAACAGGTTGTGGAGCACCAATATTTCCCATACCATATGTATTACCCTGCGTTTGATTAGCAGTGTTTTCAAATATTTTAAAACTTTTAATTTCCATAACAGACATCTATTTTATCTATATATTAATATGATAAAATGAAAATTAATATATAGAATTATGAAATATCTAAAAAAATTTCAGTCTATTTCCGAAGAAATATGGACCGAATCTCCGTGTGTATTTATACATAAAAGGAAAATAAATGAAGTATTAAGCAAACTTTTTTAATATATAATAAAAACATATCTAAATTCAATGAAAAAATTAAGAAACTTAAGGTTATATGAAGAGTATGTAAATTCTGCATCTAATAGAATTTCTACACTTTTAAACAATATGGTCAAAATGTTTAAAGAAACATTTGAAGGAAAAAATAAAGTATTAGGAGAAAAAGAACTTGATGTTATAACACTTGTTGATGTTGAAAGATCCACATCTCATGATGCTTTTGAAAAAAATGTTGTATTGAATTTTCAAGATGATGAATTTTACTACCAAGTTATTTTCATTGTTAAATTAGATGATGTAAAAGAAAATGAACCTATTGCAAAATCATATATGAAGATAAAAATATATGATAACGAAACTTCAGATATGTTGAGAGAATGGCAAGGTAACTTAGATATGAAAGAATCAACCGATGATGAAATAAATAATGAAGGTAGATTTTTCGTAAAAGTAAAAATTGCTTCACAAACTCAAACCGAAACAAGTGGTAAAGAAGTTCAAGCACAAGCTACACAAGGTCAAGGACAAATGGGTGGACAAGGAATGGAAAGTGTAAAATATAATAGTAAGGAAAAATTATTTGAAGGACAACCACCACAAGCACAAGGACAAACTCAGGGCGATGCAGGTTATGATTATATAGAAATCTTCATAGTTTCTAAAATCGGAGAATTAAAAACACAATTTGAAAAATAATGAACATAGTAACCAATAACACTTTATTAAGACATTTTAAAAATATAAGTATATTTAAATTGGATTTGGGAACTAACTTAAAAGGTCCTGTTCAAGTTAAGAAAGATCCAGATTTTACTATTAAAATTCGTGATGAATTTATTAAAAAATATCAATCATTAACTAATAAGATAATATTCAAATATGGTGAAATTGGAACACTAAAATTCTATGAGGACAATTCGATACCATCAGACGAATTTCATATTTATGATACTGATAAAATTTTTGAAATAACAGTTAAGAAAGATGATTTACTCAAAGAAGCATCAGTATATCTTACAGAAATTCTAAAATCGATAGAAAATGGTGAAATGGAAAAAATAGATGAACAAGCCGATGTGGTTAAAAATATTACTTATACAAATATGCCAGAAGACTTGCAAAGACCAAATTTAAAATTGCCTAGAGATCAATATATTGAAGCTATGGTTGCTAGAAGAAAATTAATAAGTAAATTATAATGGGATTAGATGATTTTTTAAATAATGTCGGCGAAGGATTAGAAGGTGTAATACCTTTTAGACCGCCATATCAAGGTGTTTCTAAAGGTCAAATGCCACCAGGGTTATTAACATCGAATGTTGGAAATCCTACATTAAATCAAAACATTTATAATGGTACACAAGAAAATCCAGGCGAATTAACTAACAATGTTGGTAATAATGATTTAGATGATCCAAGATTTTTACAAACAAATCCTGGAGATTTATCTGGTAACATTGGAACAAATTTAGGTACATTATATAATCAAGATAATCCAGGTATTATTACACCTAATGTTGATAATCCTGTACTAGATACTCCTGCGTTTAATCAGACTAATCCAGGCGCACTAACTGGAAATATTAACAATACAAACTTGAACAGTCCTGTTTTTAATCAAACTAATCCTGGTGCACTAACTGGAAATATTAACAATAATAATTTAGTAAATCCTGTTTTCAGTCAAACAAACCCAGGTGCATTAACAAATAATATTGGTAACAACGATTTGGACGTTCCAGCTTTTTTACAATCAAATCCTGACGTATTGACTGATAATATAGATAATAACAATCTCAATAACCCTATTTTTACACAAACAAATCCTGGTGCACTAACTGGAAATATTAGTAATACAAATTTAAACAACCCAGTGTTCACACAAGACAATCCAGGTGTTACAACTAGTAATGTTCAAAATCAAAGTTTGATAAATCCTGTTTTTACACAAGACAATCCAGGTATTGTAACAGAAAATGTACAAAACCAAAATTTAGTAAATCCTTTATTTACACAAGATAATGCTGGTGTTCAGACTGGAAATATTGGTAATAACACATTAACAAATTCTTTATTTACACAAGACAACGCTGGTGTTCAAACTGGAAATGTAGCAAACCAAACATTAAATACACCAAGATTTACACAAGACAATGCTGGCATTCAGACTGGAAATATTGGTAATGACAACTTGAATGATATTATTTTTGAACAAGATACATCAGGTCAAATTAGTGGAAATATTGGAAACAACGTATTAAATGATAGATTATATACTCAATCGCCTGCAGGTACTTTAACTTCAAACATATCTAATATTGGTGATAATATACTTTATTTACCTTTTGATGAAACAAAATATGAAAAGGTTAGTATAGTTAGTACAAATAAGAATTTCGTATATGATAAGGCTGATATTATAAATATTTTGTATGGAAATAGTGGTCTAATATATTATTTTGAGAAAAAAGATAAAAGAACAAAAGATCAGATTGCGTATCAGAGAAATTCATCAGATGCTGATATTGGAGATGATTATTATAAGAATGTAGACCAGTTAGAACCAGGTATTTTGACAAGTAATATAGGTACAAATTTATCTTCAATCGAACAAAATAAAAAGATTAAGAACGATTTAGAATTTGATGATGTTATTTATAATAATCCTATATTAAAAGATAAGAAAACAAATTTGGGTAATAATTATGTACAACCAACCGAAAAAACAATAAATGTAGGTAGTAAACAAATTCCAGAACAAGCTTTCATTATGCCAGAAAAGAAACAAGAAGATAGAAAAGTAAGACTTTCTGAGATAGAACAGAAGATGAGATTAAGAAAAAATATAGGAACAAATTTAGGATCAATATGATTTTGAATCAGTTCATAAAATAGATGTGTGCTGATAGAACATCATATATGTATATTTTAAGAGGAACATATCTAAAATAAAAAATAATAATAAAATTTATGCCAGAAAATATTTCAACACATGTAAGTTATAAAGAAGTTACTTACAGTCCAACAGCAATTAAAAATCACATTGACAATACTCCAAACAAAACTCAATCGGAAAATATAAAGAAATGTGCAAACGCAGTTTTTGAACCATTAAGAGAATGGGTTGCAAATCCAATTTATATTAGTTCTTGTTTTAGAAGCGATGCTTTAAATGATAAAATCGGTGGAGCACACGGTTCACAACATTTAGCAAATAATGGAGCCGCCTTTGATATTGATGATAATTATGGTTATAAAACAAATAAAGAGATGTTTTTCTATATTTGGGAAAACCTTGAATTTGATCAATTGATATATGAATTCGGTAATGATACAAATCCAGATTGGATTCATTTTTCATACAACGAAGGTCATAATAGAAAAGAAGTTTTAAGAGGAAAAAGTGTTAATGGTAAGACAGTTTATTCAATTGTTAAACCAGGTGATATAAAAAAGTAAACAATAATCAATTAAACTACTATAAGTCCAATAACAAAAATTATTGGATTTTTTCATATGAAAACTATACTATTAACTATCATGTTGTTTTTGAGCATAACCATTTTTGCTCAAAATAGAATTATTTTCTCATTAGGTATAAAGACCCTACTTGGGGTTTAGCTGTTGAAATTTTTATGAAGAAATATTCAGCTGGCTTAGATAAGATTTTCTCTGAAGATAAGTATTTTAAGAACGCAAGAAATGTTACTGTATTTGCTGAATTCTTCGGACCAAATTCTTTTGCAGGTTGGCATAGTCCAGAAGATAGAAAAAATAATCATATGGATGTTGTTCTGTTTGATGTTGATGTATTTCAAAAAGGTTTTATAAAAGCAAGTGATTTTATACAATATTTTGAACACTTAGGTATTCCTAAAATAGTTTATGAAGGTTATTATGACGAACAACTCGTAAACGATGTTAAGAATAATATATTTGGTTTGAATGAAGGTGTTGTTGTAAAAGGTATAACAAAAACTAAAAAGGGTGTTGAACAAATCTGGATGACC